CCTTGGGTTCTACCTTGGGTTCTACCTTGGGTTCTACCTTGGGTTCTACCTTGGGTTCTACCTTGGGTTCTACCTTGGGTTCTACCTTGGGTTCTACCTTGGGTTCTACCTTGGGTTCTACCTCGACATCAGACTCTACCTTGGGTTCTACCTCTACGTCGGACTCGACATCAGACTCTACCTTGGGTTCTACCTCTACGTCGAACTCGACATCAGACTCTACATTGGGTTCTACCTCTACGTCGGACTCGACATCAGACTCTACTTTCGGTTCTACGGCAGATTCGACATTGGACTCTACCTTTTGTTCTACTTCGGTGGGCTTTTTCTTTCGATTATACTTTCTCTTTTCCTTTGGAGGTTCTGGTGGTGCACTTTCCCCTTTCTTTCTACGCTGTCTCTTTTTAGGAGTAATTTCTTCTATCAAGTTTTTAATGACATCTTCCCTGTTTATACCAATCAGCCATCCACTTGGTTCTTCGCCGTCCTTCAAAGCTTTGTAATGCTTAGCCCCGAGTTTTTTCAACACATCATTGTACTTATCTTTATCCCCATATACAACAAGTGATTTTTCCGAGTATACCTTGTATCTGAGCATTTAAGAATTTAAAGTTAGCGCTTTAAATTTTATTTATTAAACAGTATCTTTTCTATTCTCGACTTATCGTCATCGTCAAACTGAGATAGTCTAACCTGAGTTTTCACTTCACTTAGACTAACGCCTTTGTTCGCATTCTTGTTCTTAACCGCCGTTTGTTCCTTTCGTTGCTTCTTTTTTTCCTGTCTTTCTTGAGCACGACGTTCGCTTCTGGAAATCTTAGGCTTCTCTTCTACCGTTTCTTCAGGTTCCGGTTTCGTTTCCTCTTCAACTATGTCATTTGGCTTTTCAAACCGAAGCATTCGTCTGCACAAATCGTTAAACTGAGCTTCCATTTTTCTAACGAAAAATTCTTTTTAAACCATCAATTGAATGACGGGAACAATGCGGCATAATAGCCAATGGCTTTATCAGAACCCGGAATCAACTCTTTCATCTTCCTGAAATTTTCTTTGTAGCTTATTTCCGTAATTTGCACTCCATGTTTGTGAAGATACGAAGACAAAAACACGTCTGGATTACGGTCTATTCCGTTTGGAGAATTTTCAAAGCTGAAAACGTCTTCTTGGAAAAATTTAGGCTTTATCAAGACACCTCCGCTCATATCAATGACGTCGTTACTATACGGGGTCACCACCTTTTCACCCTTTTCTAACGACTTCTTACCGTTGTAACCAGACGTAAAGATGACAGAATTTGGTGATTGTTCGCTTGCATCTACGAGTGTTTCTATAAAATCTTCTCCATATACTTGTTTGTCATTCAATAAAATAATCTTTGCATCTCCATCTTTTTCTCTGAGAAGAGGTGATAAAAGACAAATCAAATCACCGTAATTATCACAGACCCTATGCGTAATAAGGATTTTACTGTCACTCAAGTATTGGGGGATTTCTATTTGAGAATCTTTGAAAACAGAAAGGATGAGCTGGTCTGCGTGAACGGTTTGGTCGAGAATGCTATTCAAACTCGCTTTAATTTCAGAAAATTCGGTTTTGTCGGTTCCCATACTTACTATTAGCTTTCCCTTGCTTTGAGCTCTCGGAGTTTTGAGATAGGTTTTGGAAAACTGCTCACACGAGCCGTTCTGAAGCCTGAACAACCTGATATAACCAAAATAAAGTAGAAGCAAGTAAAGCAGCGAGACGACTGTCACTGCGATGTTAATCTTCATAAATGTGCTGTTCATTTAATATACAAAATATATTAAATTTGCCGTATACTTAATACTCGCAGTAATTTTTAATGATTGGGATTTTAGAGTTGTAAACTCCCTTCAAAACCGCTTCCTGAAGAATTTCTTGGAAGATGCGGTGAAATTTTTCGGTATGCCCGACTTCATCACATCTCACGTGAGCAAGCTCATGTAGAGTCACGTAGATGAGCATGTTTTTATCGTAGTAGTTTCCGTCCTTGTCTTTGAGACAAATATGTATCTTCTTTTTGTTTATGGTGTACGACTTCTTTCCTCTGAGAAGAACAACTTTGTTGATGTCTGGAAAAACGGGACTCAGAGTGTTTCTGATGTCTATAAGCATGGGGTCGTCTTCGACATACTTTTCATAGAGTCTATTCATAGTCAGTGCAACCAAAATGATGCTTGCGACAAATACAAGTGATAGAACGTATTTCATTTATTACTGGTAAAAAATTAGTCAACGTCGTTCATATTTATGTCATTGACAGTGATTTCACTTATTCTGGAGTTGATAGACTGTACCAACGTGTCCAACTTGCAACAGTACATCACGTCGAACTCGTATGTGTCTTTCATATTTGAAATTCCAATCACAGCTTGTTTCAAGTCTAAAATAACATTCTCAACGATTTGTCTATTCACAATGGAGATTGAAACCCTATTAACATTTATTATATCAAAAGACCTGTTGATGATACTCTCGATGAAGTTGTATGCGTTTGCTCTGTTGTCAGTGTTAAAGAGCGTTCTAACGATAGTCGTGAACCAGTTATTAGGCTGAACACACAAAGTACGGACATTTATTTTTTCCCCCTTTTGGATCTTTCCGATAAACTTGAGCTTACTTATCACTTCCGACGTATTTTGATCCATAATAAGATTCTTAAAAAGAAGCCTCATTTCTTTATGGTGCAATTTAAATTGATAAATCACTTTAGTAAATTAAATTAGAAGGCGAATAATGAATTTTCAAATTGCAAGTGACATTCATATAGAAAAGTTGTATCCATCGACCCCTAAAATAATAGACTTTATTACTCCGGTCGATGGCGTAGAGACACTTATTTTGGCTGGCGACATTGGGTCAGCTTATCAGGTAGAACCTTTAAAGAGTTTTTTCGTTTCGTGTAGAGAGCATTTCGAAAACGTGATTTTTGTTCCGGGAAACAACGAGTATTACGAGCGTGCGGGATTTACTCCTAAGCTTTTTCCCGAGCTTGAGCAAGATTTGAAGGATTTGTGCAAAGAGTGCGGGGTCATTTTCCTCAATAACTCCTACATCGAAACAGACACAACCATCATTTTTGGCTCCACGTGGTGGAGTCATATACCAGACGCCTTGACTATGAAAATCTACAAGAGAGAAGGTGTTATTTTAGACTCTGATGACTTTAATCACATGCACAATGCGTCCAGACGGTGTCTGAACCGAATGATTGAAATGAAGGGTGACAAGAAGCTCATCGTGATAACTCACTACTGTCCCACAAGGTTTGGAACGATGAACCTGCATCACCGAAAGCCTGATTTCGAAAGCCTCGTCCCATACTACTTTTCGGCTTCTGAAAAGTTTCTAAGGTCTGGTACGATTGATGCTTGGATTTTCGGACACACGCACGTGTTCAGAGATTTTTTCTTTGAGAACACATCTACACGAATCATATCAAACGCGGACCCTCGTAAGAGAATTTTCCGGAGAAACTTTGTAGTTAATTTTGAAAATGAAATTCTCGCACAACCTGACGATAAGGTTAAAGAAAGAGATGACAGACAATCGTGTGATAGAAACGTTGAAGGAAATGCTTGAGCAACGCGGGTACACTGTCGAGGACAAATCAGAAGGTATGATTGGTAAACGGGGGCGGAGTTCTATCATCGTGTTTTTCAATTTAGCTCCAAAGGTGAACAATGAACGCATACAGGATTACATCACTCGTATGACAAACTTAGATGTCAAGCACTCCATCATCGTTTACACAGACTCGGTGACATCTCAAGCTCAAAAGGTTATCGATGAACTTCAGGACATGCGGATGGAGCTTTTCCACATGAACTCACTAAGGTACAACATCACAAAGCACCGCCTCGTTCCAAAACATACACAACTTACGAAGGCGGAAGCAAAGGCGTTTAAGGAAACATACGGTACGAAAATCCCGATTCTGATGTACACAGATCCAGTAGCACGTTTTTACGATTTTCAAAGGGGTGACGTGATTCGTGTGAACCGCCCTAACGGGTTTGTGTGCTTTCGTGTGGTCAAATAAATTTAATATAGGTTTTTATATTAAACATAATCACGCCTTTCAGTAACCTTGTTGAGCCATTCAGTCGCCAGCGTCCTTTCTTCCGGTTCATTTGAAAAGATAGAAGGAGGTCGCTTGTTTTTTTGAACGAACTGCACAAAGCGGGTCGCAAATTGCCTATCCTTGTAAGAGAACATGTTTACAACAAACTCTGGTGTTTAGAATTCAATTTTTCTTAGGCTTGTCTTCAAGTTCCTTGATTGCTTTGTCTATGTAGTAGTACAAGTCGAATTTCTTTGATGACATCTTTATTTAGGCGGAGATTAATCATTTATATTTTCTATCTGCTCCTTGCTTTTGATGTAGATGCCAATCTTTCCTAACGTCCCCACGTTTGTCTTAAAGAGGATTGGAAGAGACTTGTTAAAGTATATCTGTATGTGATTGACAGTTGATGCCCCCAGACCTGAAATTTTTCCGAGATTGTTCATCTTACTGCTTTCGAAATGCTGACAGTAAATAATGTCTTGATCATCGTCGTTGCCCTCGCCGAAAAGGATGCTTCTCGAATACACACATCTCATGTCTGCACTAAACCTGATAGTTGTTTTTGTCGCCTTTATCTCGATGTCCTGAGAGATTGACTCCATGTCCTTACACATCTTCTGATAGTCTGACGCTGGAATCGCAATGTAGTCCTTGTACCCATCCGGAAGTTCAAGGTCGATATTTTGAATGTTTTGTATTTTGATGAAACTTGTAGTTATCTTACCGCCTTCTTTAGGGATGATTTTGATGCACAAGTTTTCCAAGTCATCTGCGTGAACTATCAGCTCAATCGAATCCTTTTTCTTAATGGGCTTGAGCATCTTCTTAAAATGAGTGAGATTAATGCCGATGAACATACTTTCGGTTCTCTCAAAGTTGTACATCATAAAATTGTCGCTGTAAAGAGCGATATCAATACAGATACGCAAGTGCGAGTCTGTCATCTTAAAAAAGACGCCCTTTTTGCTGATTTCAAAACAGCCAGTTTTTATATTGCTATGCAAAAGCTCTCCCAACACTTTGAAAACGTGGCCTTCTGTTGTTTTAGCTCGGAAAAGGTAAGATGACATTTAAAATTTGATGCTTAAACTTTAAATTTCTTTTCTTAAAATAAATGACTTTCAATGGAACAAACGTGATTCATCTGGAAGATACAGACTTTAAAAATAACGTGTTACACTTTCAAGGCGTACCCGTAAAGGGTAAATGGCTTGTGATGGTTCAGGGAACATATTGCGGTTTCTGTACAAAGTCCAAGAAGCCTTTTGTTGACTTATCGGAAAAATACCCAAATAACGGGGTGATTTTTGCGACGGTACACATCGACGGCACTGACCCAGAAAAGAATCTCGGAAGACGTCTTTCAGACATTATAAAGAAACCCATATCCGGAGTTCCCGCATATCTGCTTTTCGAGAATGGAAAGTTCTCTGCGATGGTGTCTGGCGGAAAGGGAGAATCCGAGTTGATTGAATTTATGAAATAAAATGTGTGTTATAATAAATGCTAACAGTTTTAGAATTGAAAAATTTGGCTAAAACCCACCATTTACACGGTTACTCTAAATTAAAGAAAGACCAGCTGATAGAGATGTTGGAAAAGGCAGGTGTACTTGAGAGGTCCTCTCCCAAAGCGGCTCCCAAAGCGGCACCTAAGGCAGTTCCCAAAGCGGCTCCCAAGCCTATCAAGAAAACAATCTTTCAAACAAAGATTGACGGATTGATTGATGTTCTGACCCAAGGATACGAAAGTTATCGCTTTACACCAGAGGCTTACGCACGTTTGAAGGTTTTCGAGCACAAGCTGTCTCTCAAGAAAACCGTCATCCCAGGCTATTTGGGAGAAGCCGCGGACGAGTACAGAGCTGTGGGGCTGTTCCCTCAAAAGGTCGAGTACGTGCTTCGCGAGCTACTTGATTTAGCTATCAACGGGACACGTGATAGAAAGAGCAACTTGATTACCAAAGAGATTATTGAGAAGGTTGGAAAAGACGACCTCGACATAAGCCAGATATTTTAAGTCTTTTATTAAATTTTTAATAAAAGAACCGTTTACTTTTTGACATATGCGGTATCAAACTCTAAGTAACACACTCCATTTGCGTCGCACGTCTTTGGAATGCCTATGGTATACTCGGGAATCTTACTCTCTTTCTCGTGCTTTGCAGTAGTCTCTTCGTAAAACTTTTGACGTGTTTGGAGGTTCCGAGTTATCTCAGTGATAAATCGCCGTATCTCACCACCCTCGGGAGGACCGTTGTACTTCATAAAGGGTCTACCCTTTACATAAAAAACGATGTAAGGCACGTACCTAATTGGTGTTATGGTGTTTTGCGAAAGTCCTACGACGCGCTTCTGCTGACTCACGTTTATCATTGCAAATTGACAGTTTGTTATGGTTCCAACCAAACTCTTAAAGATGGGTACAAGGGTATGACAATGCACACATTGTGTTGAGTAAAACAGTACAATGGAAAACCCGTTGATATTATTACAAAGGAGACTTCCTTTTTGACCTTGTGCTACATTGAAATCGTCCTCTGATAGAAACAATAGTGCACTCATATTTATAAATATCCATAAAATTTTAAGCCGTTTTAAAAAGTGCTTAAAGTCTTGAAAAGTTTTATTTAAAATGAACGAGTATCGCAAGCTAAAACTTTTCAAGTGCGGAAAACAGGCGATAAGCGGGACCGTTGACATCAATGACGAACGCATTGTTTTCAAGGTTTCGAAGAAAGCAGATTATGTCATAGACCACGAATACGAAGTTATGAAGCGGCTCAAGGAATCTGTAAGTCATTTTTGCCCCAACTTCATAGTTCCGATTGACATAACCGAACAACAAGTTGAGCCGGCTGTTCAAAAGGATAAAAATCCCTTTACAATCACCTCAAAGTACCCCATAACTAAAAGGGTGTTGCTTGAACAGTACGTCCAAGGCAAGAAACTTTACCAGCATATCCGTCACGGTATGTCAGACACGCCTACCATCTACGGTGCAATTAAGCAGACTCTCTCGGCGATTGCTCTGGCACAATTAAAATGTAATTTCACACATTACGATTTGCACTCGGACAACGTCCTTCTCGACCCGTGCGACAAAGACTTGGTACTGCTTTACAAGTTCAACAAGGACTTGGCTTTTGCAATCCCTACGCACGGATACACATCTAAGATAATCGATTACGGTTTTTCTTATGTTGACTCGATGGAAGGCAAGTTTCTTGATTCATCTCTGGGTCACACAGATGTCGGGTTTACGAGTCAGCAGTTTGACCCTATCTCAGATCCAAAGCTTTTCCTTATATCTACAAGTTACGAGCTTGCAAACTACCGAAAGGGTACAAAGAAGTTTTCTAACATCACAAAGAATCTTTTTTCGAATCTCACGGTGGATTGGACATGTGGGTGGGATGATTACGGAGGACGTTCGGTTGCCGATGCCCTGATATATGAGCTCGAAAAGAAGTATCCGATGGAGAAAAAGAGTAAGATATTTGGTAGATATAGCAACTACGCAGTAGACCTGATGTCTAATCTTGTAGTTTTGCCTCTCAAGAAAGGCGAACACACGGATTTACACCTCTCGTATTATACTTTTGTAAAAGAATTTGTTAAGATTGAAAAGGAAATCTCGTCCAGTGCATACAATTTATATATCTTACAGAAAATCATCGATTCCGCCCGAAAGTGTCGGGATATTTATTTCGACGATGAAGAGAAGGGTGTGACCGAGTTTCGCAGAGACGTAAACGCTGCGATTATGAGTGTTTCAAAGTTTTGCTCTCCAAGAAACGTGCACTACGAAAGAATGTTTTGTGCCCTACTCAACTTTTCCGAGTGTGCAAACGGTCGATTTTATGATATAATGGAAAAGAAAATGGAAAAGAAGCGGAGAGAGTACAAGGAACTTCCTCTCGCTACCGGCCTTGACATACTTCAGGTTTTGAATGCAAATCTCGAAGACGGGTATGAGTACAATGAGAATACGACTGTTGTGTTGATAGATGTAGAAAATGAGACCACTGCAGAGGTTACTCTTGATGAAAACGCCATAGAGCTGCTTAACAGAACGCCGAGTGAGTACAGAGGCATTCTGTTGGCTACAATGACAGAGGACGAAGATGGTGATGAAGTTGACACGGAAGAGGAAAAGGAAGAAGAAACTGACGTAGAAACTGAAGTAGACGAAGAAGGCAGTGTATACACCGATGTCGATAGTGATTATATATAAGATGAACTCAAATTAAATGTTGAATTTCGTTTTGTTTTCATCTGAGATATATAATCGTAGCAGTGAGTACGAAGATGGCTGTGCGTTCACATCTTTTAGTTTCAAGACAAACCCGAGCAACGAGAGTTCCATATTTGGTTTCTCACTCTTAATCTTTTTCTTAAACTCTGGAGTGAGATTCTTACCCATTCCAAAATCTATAACATACAGCTTGTTGTCCCGTATCATATAATTTAACATGTTCACATCCCCGTGAAGCACATTAATCTTATCCATCGTCTTGAAGATATGAATGAGTTCCTTTTGACGAGTTTCGCTCAGCTTTCCTCCAGACGCGTTTATCTCATCGATTAAGTGGCTGTCCATTTTCTCCATTACTATAAACTTGTTCTTTTTATCCACGTCTATGATTTTCGGTGAAATAGACGCATTAGAACACAGGCGTTGAAGCTGGACTTCGTGGAGAAGGTTGTCAACAGACTTGTTGCTTCTAAATGTCTTCATCGCATACTCTACACCAAACTGATTGACAACAAGAAATGTCTTCCCGTCTTTTCCTTTCAGACCAAGCTGATTTTTGATTTCATATTTCTCAAGACGTTTTTTTCTTTCGTTCTCTTCCTTTTCAATCGTTTTTTGTAATTCTTTTTTGAGTAAGTTTTCAGATTTTAATCCATACTTCTTAGCTGTTTTCCGAAGTTCTTCTAATTTAGGCATTTATTAGAAGAACTAATCTTTTCTTTTAATAGAACCCAAGGATTCTATCGATTTTTCCATCCTCTGCAACCGAGACATTCATTCGCTCCTTAAGGTACTCTCTCGGAGCCATAAACACAGATTTTCCATAACACACTGCAACTCTCACAGGTCCATTGTATTCCTGTGATGCTTGTTGATAGGTCTTTCCGATGAAATTCGAAGGGGGTGTGAACAGAGACGAGTTAAGTACTGTACAAAGCTGAAACACGTGGGAGAAAAACGCTCCCGAATCTACGAGAATTTCAACTGCGTCATTTGCGAGTGTAATTAGACCCTTATCGCACTCGTCCGAATCTGCAGGGTCGTTCATCATCTCGGGCATATCTCCTTTCATCAAGACTACAACAGTATGACTAACCGACTCACGGTTGTAGCCAAATACAAACTCGTCTGTGCTGTATGTCCAGTACCTGTCATCTCGACCCGGTCGAGAATCTCGATGAACATAGAAAAATTGTCCCATATCGTTGGTTACCTTGAAACCACCCTCTTCAAAAAGTGTTCGGAGGGAACTTGAAATCTGACGCTCCTTCATTTCAATAGGGCTTCCTTGGAATTGAGATGCGAGTTCGTTTATCGACTTCTTTTCACTCTGCTCGAGGTGTTCTCCGAAAATAACGAAACCATACTTGCCTGTCGAAAAGAGTACTTTGTTGTAAATGTTTCCATCCGTAATAGAAATCAGCGGAGACACCTTCTTGTGTCCAAGTGCGACAAACCGGCTTTCGCCCGAAGTAAAAAGCGGAATAACATCAATCGCTTCTTGAGGCAGGCTTTGGTTTTTCACGTAAACAACCAACTTGAAACTTGCGTCAAGTCTGCTAACGATGGTGTAACGCTTGTATGAGGGTGTCAGTTCGTTAGGGACATACACAAGAGAGTCCATCCAAGACTTGATGTAGTCAAGAGTGTAGTTGGACTGTGTCTTAGGGATGAACCAAAAATTATCGAAAAATCCAAAGTCATTTTCCTTCATCGCGTGAAACATATGCATAAACTCGGTGTCGTTGTCATAAACACCGGGAAAAACCTTGTCTCCTTCTTGAGGGAAGTTGCGTTCGTCATTGACGAGAGTCTTATCGGTGGGAAAGAGAGACACATAAACGTCACGCGCCAAATCCCAAAATTCAAAATAAGAAAAGCGTGGAAGAGCAGGCATTTTTCTTCACTCCGTTATAACTCGAAAATCAATTTAAAAATAGAATCTGTAAAACTAAATGTCTGAGCATCCCGAATGGTCTAAGCCCAATTCTCTTACCTCCACCGCCGACCGTGGCGATGGCAAATATCGTTCCGACGTTGGCGCACCGCTTCTGACCGAGGAACAAGTTAATGAGGCAATGGTTGCCTTGAACAACACAAGTCTGATAGATAAGTTTCCCCGTGTTGAGCGTCAGTTTGCTGACCCGCCCATTCCGCTTCAGACGTATGGTCTGATGTCTTTTGTCCCTTCAAAGGGAGCATCTCCTGATAAGGATGGTGTATATGGCTTTATGAAGATGCGCGGTAATTACGCAACTCAGCAGGAGTCGAATGACCGTGCCGAATATTTGATTCGCAATGTTGATTCTTACCATCAAATCTTTCACGGATATGTGGGGCGCCCTTTTCCTATCACTCTTGACCCCAAGTATTGTGCTAAGACCGAGGAGATTAATATCCGCCAGAAGGCGACTGAGACTATCTCTGAGGATGTCAAAGCTAAGCGCGACAAGGAGAAGGAGGATATCACCGCTATTAAGCAACGTGAGAAGGCTCTTATGGAGCAGACCAAGGAGAACTTCCAAGTCGACCCTTATGAGGAGTACACGGTTCTTCGCGTTAAGAAGGCACAGCTCGTTTGGACGTACGATAAGACTCTGAAGCAGCTCGAGGAGATGAAGCGGAACATCATCTCGACTCGTAACAAGATTAATGATTATGAACAGACCAACCCCGACTTTACAAAAGATTACTTTAGTCGGTATATACAGGCTCGTCGCGATGCTGGCATTCCCGACGAGCAGAACACTGAGGAGAACTTTATGAAGTATATGATTGAGGATATCGACCTTGGTTTTTAAAAAAGAGTTTGTGATATTTTTTGTTTATAAAAAATATCGTATTCTATACACAATTTATTTTTCCAAAAGTTTTTAAATTTTTGTCAAGACTCTCAAGAGTTGCTGTGACTTTGTCGAATTCCGCATCTTTGTAGGACGCTCTATCTTCAAAATGAAACTCTCGCACTGCAATAACGTTGCATTCCTGCTTCTTTCTCACTTCTGGATTATCATCTATTATCACAGTGTTAGTAGGCTTATACTTTTTCAATTCAAACACGTCCCATAGCATCGACAGGGACTTGAGACCCTTTTTAGTTTTCAAAGACAAATCACAATGGTAAGAATAGAAAACAAAATCAAGCTTTCTTTCCGGCTTTGTTAAGATAAACTTCTCTATGATGAAAAGTGCATAGTCTTTTGATGCGGCAGTCCAAACGGCAACGTTGTATTTGCTAAATATGTAATCGAGAAACTTTTGCAATCCAGGACGTTCAAAGATGATGTAGTCATCATCAAAAGTTTCGTGTCTGTAGTTCTTCATCTTCTGGCGATGCTTCTTAGCATCAAAGGTGTTGAGTTCTTCGGCGCAGATTAATGTTTGGTCGAGGTCGAGAATGACATTGAGTTTCTTGCTCATTTATTGATACTGAGACATTATTTCTGATACAGAAATCTTAGAGCCCCCACTTTTCTGTTCGATTGTGGGTAATTGAACTTGCTGAACCGGTTCGTCTTTGGGGGCGTTTTTCATTATATGACTCACAGAGATTTTGTTTCCCTTTATGGCCGAACCTTTACCACCCCCAGAAGCATCCATTGGAGGTTCGTCCATCAGATTCTCGATCGGGGTTACTCCTTGTTGTTCGAATGTTGGAGGAGGGGGTGCTTGTTGCTGAGGAGGTTGACTCGGCTCTACTTGCACGTGCTGGACCCGTTGAGGGGAAGGAGGCGGTGGAGGGCTCATTCTCTTTACTATTTCAAACGCCTTTTGCCCTTCGTATTGAGATGCAATACCCATTGAGTTTACCGATATGACACAAGGCACATACTCTATAGAAAAATTTGAAGTTGACTTGATGCGTTTGCGGAGCTTCTTGTTGTCTATATCAAGCAACTGAAAAGGTGTTGTTACGTTGAGTTCTTCTATCATCCGAAAGAGCTGGTCACAGGTCTTGGAGTATTTTGAAAATGCTATAATCCAAATAGTACTGTCCATTTAAAAAATCCCGTTTTTATTTTAAATTATAATAAAATGGAATACGGTCGTGTAATTGAAGACAAAGACGGAAAGGTTATGAATGAAAATTTTTACAGATTTATCGGCTGGTCGCAGAGTGAACAGGGATTTGACAAGGTCTTTTTCTCTATGCAAAATCTCAAATCTATTTCAGAGAGGCTTAAGGATTTGCTGAAATGCCTCAGAAAAGACGGGAGACCTATGATAGTTGCTGATAGAGTGATAGCCCATATTATGAGTGAAGTTTTCACCAAGAATCGCCCTCAACTCGGAGACATGTATACTATGCTCAACATACCAGCGGACGAGGCTCGAGATGATTTGAAAACGATGAACGACATGGTCGTTCAGATTATTTTTAATAACATCAAGACAGAGTATGAGATGGAAGAAAACAATCGTGGTTTGACGGTTTGGACCACGGTACTCGGAGATTTTAACAAGCACGGGTTAAGACAGTATACGGATATAAAGATCAACGAAAAGAACATCAACAAGGTGCGGTTTAACATGAATTATTAAAATTAAACTTTTTCGGTTAATAAATGAATTTTACTGTCAACACACCAAGCTTGAGTGCGACTAGCCAACCATCTTCTACACCGGGTGCGACACAGTCAACCGATGCGAGTTCTGCTCTGAAACAAATGCTTCTCTCGAGTGATATAACAAAAGTTCAAAGTATGTTAAACGCAAACGCAATCGCTAACAGTGTTTCTTTTATGAACATCAGTTCTGATTCCACGGTTTCAAACGTTCGGAATTTCCAAAATTCTATCATAAATGTTTTGTCAAGAACGGCTATAGTAATCGTCAACAAGACGTCTCAAACCTTTTTTACTTCAGTAGATATGCGTACAAATATAATAAGAAACGCTCTTTTCGGGGTGGTATTCGACATAAATGCTGGAGTTTTCAACACCAACTACAACACTGTGATATTGACAGACAATTCCGTTCTCTTAAATTTCCCCATTAGTCTACCACCCAATCAAGCGTACTTTTTTATCAACGTACCTGTGAACTCAGAACCCGAACCAACAAACTCGTTAGAAAGTGCATCGCTGGTTTTCAATTCCTCTTGCGCAGCGTGTCCTTGCCCGTCTCCTGTGAAAATGAATACTAACTACCCGCTTATACTTCTGATACTTCTGATTGTAGGTGGAATTGCTTATTTTCTTCTCAAGGGAAAAAATAAAGCAGGATTCAAATTTCACAAACGTCGTTAAAACGGCTCCTGCGCCTCCGAGAACACAGTTTTACGCTTTCCGCAGTCATAGAGCCACCAATTCTGGATTTTAGTTGCAGCTTTCAACTTACCGTTCTCGATGACTTGTCTATACGTAATGTATTTCTTGATATGCTTCCCGTATATGATAAAAGAAACACAATTATGAGTTAAGCTCAACCCACTTGATAGAATATCATCAATCAAAGTCCAGCACCCATTCTCGAGTGCGGTTTTTAAACAGTCGTAATCATAAGGTATGTACGTGTTCATATACCGAACCAAGTTCACGTAGTCCCGCTTTATGGCTTCTAAGAATATGTCTTTTTCAGGACGCATATTCAGTTCCTCAATCAAATATTTTATTATTTCAAGTTGACCGCTTACCACAGCGTATTGAAAGAATGCATTGTCAGGGTCAATATTGCACTCTTTTAACTTCTCAACGTCTCCGCGAAAACACGACTTGTACGCGATTTCGTACAGATTCATTTTTTCTTAAACAAACAAAAGTGATTTCAATTTATTCTACAAACTAATAAATGGACAACACTACTGGTTGCAGAAATTGGGCTTTGAATCGTACCCTAAACCCCTTTACTAATTTACCAACCGATGCAAATAATCCTGAACTGATAGAGAGATGTTCAAGGCACTACACCGACATATGTCACAACGAAACAGAAATTTACGGAATGGAGACATACGAAGAGATTATCAGACGTGGAGGCGTTATCGTAACCATACCGTCGGCAGTTCCTGGAAAGTTTCACTGCTTCGACCTTGTGAATCTCGCAAACGATATGAGAACACGCAGTACAGTTAATTTTAGAAACCCAGTAACAAGAGAAGAGATTCCTGGAGAAACTGTGGGATTGGTGCTTAGAATGGACGAAGCTTTCAGAGGAGTTGCTGAAGAACCCGTCGAAGAAGAACGTGAATCCTTTTTTACACCTGATATACAAATCACCGAACTCCCACATACTTGGGATGGCGTATATGAATTGGTTAGAAATCATATAGATAGAGATATGACCAGAGCGAGACATAGAAGTCTTGTCACGAAAGCACGAAACTTGGTTCAAAAATACAAATACATAACAGAAGGTAGTGGTCGTCGTACCAGAGGAGGTGATGAATCTGCTCGAGATTTTATCGAAGAGCATCTCGGACGAAACGGTATGCGGTTAATACGAGATTTACGACCAACAGATGTTGAGGACGCGCTGAACTCTATAAATACTATGGGGATGGCAATGCTCTGGGGTTACATCATGTTTGCATTTATATTATAAAGCTTTACTTACCTTCAGAGTTGTTCACATTAGGAGTTGAAAATTTTTGATAATCGAAATGATTTCTTACACCTGCTTTTAAAAATTAAAAATGAGCAACGACGGTTTTGGACATATCTACTTTGATGATTGGCAAATAGGTGCGACGTGTTACCGGAAATTAAAAGGGGAAATTAAGAATTTGGGAGTTGTGGTTTCTAAAGAACTCGTTGGACGGATTTATGATTTCGACATCAAAATCACCTTTTCCCAACCGGAAGGACGAGCTGAACACATCGTTGATTTTGACAGTTCTTATAAGCTTGTAAAGTAAGGCTCTTGAAGATTAAATCAATCACGTATGTGATTGATTTATTTTGACAACTTTTTTATACAAAGGTATTCTCTACAGCCCTCTACTCCGCCATGCTCACTGAAATGCAGGTCGCAGTTTCTATGAGTGATTGGTCGTACATCACCAACTTCCTACACGACAAGACGCAAGGAAACCTTAGAAGGGTTATGTACGCTGCGACCCTCTGCGACAACGTAGAAGTCGCAGAGCACTGCATCAAGCAAGGGTTGCTCTTGGAAAAGGCGACCATTGCACTTGCTCTACAAGAAGGTGCCTTGTACATCGCAGACTACCTGTATAGCACCGCGGTTCAACGAAAGTACACGAACATCTTGGAAAAGTGCGATCATGTCATTTCAAACAGCTTTTTGACAGACACCCGTGCAATCAGCGGGGGTATGTGGCTCGCCGAAAAGGGGTACGTATTCGAGTACACCGAACTCCTTGGTCTGATAGCGACACACAATCTCAAGCGCTTCAAGTTTGCCTTCAGAAAGGACTTCAAGAGTCACTATGACATTGAAAAGATTGTCAAGAACTGTGTGGAGTACAAGTCGTATGAGATTTTGTACTTTTTGCAACAAAGGCTGCGTGTGGACGTGCATGACGAGGGGTACTCTTCATGGAAGCAAGCAAACATGATGGACGACGACTACGATAGCAGCGACGAGGAGTGATGAGTGATGTGGGGTAGGACAAAGAGTAGACGACTACGAGAGCACTTGGTTTATATCTTTTTCAATCAATTAAATTTTGTTTTGACCTTGATGGATCGCGATCCCGTTTCAAAGTTTTTTAGAGTATAAGAGACTGTTTGCCTGATAATGAGCCTCGAGTGTTGCTTCTTTCTCGACCGTTTCTACAACCTTTTCTAAGATTTTTAGTTTTTCGTGTGCCTTTACGACAGTGTCAGACATAACTGTAAATTCCTCCGCCGTATGTGGCACAAATGTAACAAAATATGTGTCTAGATTAGACGAGTCTGTCGATAATCCGACAGAGGTAAGAATAAACTTTCCATTTCTTGGTAAAAGCACTTCTTTCTCACCTGGATTCAATGAGATTTCTTCCAAAAAAATACATCTAGTTCCAACAGGTACGTTAATCTCAATTAAACAACAGGTTCGCCTTTCTCCTTTTTTCTTTTCTAATTCTAAATTATACAAATTGGTGAACACTAAAGCTGTTTCCATTTCATACGAAGCAGAAATGAAACCATAATCTTGTTTTGTTGTATATGCCTCACGACCCACGCCTCTGTATAGAGTTATGGGTTCCGTTATAGGGTCAGCGCGGCTGAAAAGTTTATCTATAAGCATTATATCTTTTTTAGTTTCATCACTTTCAGGCAAAGAGTCAATGTTACCTTTAGTTTCTCTTAAAACTTTATTTATTTTTCTATATCCGGGACCGGTATAGATTTCGAGTGTTTTGATCATATCCGGGTTTAGTTTAGCTTGATCTTTCAGAAAAGCAGCGCTTTTATCAGATAACGTTTTGATAACAACGTCCATTTATTAATGAAAATTTAATTGAGTGCTTATTTAAGTATACTTCCAAAACAATCCATCTTTATCGCTCTTTCCTTGTTCGCAACACTTCTTGACCGTCCCTTCTCCCATCTTCGATTCCTTTGCGGCTTTCTTTATACTATCGAAAGTTGAAATTATACAACCCTGACTATCGACTCTTAATACTTTTCGAGCTTTTGATCGTTGCGTATAAGCATCATTGTTACCTTCTTCAGCAAAACACAGGTACTCTGTTTTGCTGAATGGCTTCTTTGAATTTGCAAAGTTTTTAACTTTATGCTCAGAAAATCCAAGTTCTTTTGCGGCATTTGCGATACTGGAATAACATGAGATTACGTTGTCGGTTTGGACTTCTTTCTTAAAAATTTCTCGAGTTCCCTTCATAACCGCTTTGATTTCCGTATCAGAACACTCATCCGAGTATCTCCAGATAAATCCGGCAGATGACTGAGTTGATTTACTTACACACATATAAATGGCGTCCTCGCTTATCTTGAGTGTACGGCTTGCATCAGCCTGACTCGGAAATTCGGTTATAAACTTGCCGTTCAAGTCGTATTGACGAATCGGACGTTTTCGAAAATCTAAGAGACCACTGTTTGACGCGTGCATACTGTTTTCAGAATGAGAAATCCACTCCAAATTTTCTACTCTGTTGTCTTCTTTGTTTCCGTTCTTATGATTAACAATTAGTTTCTCATGGTTTTCAGGTAAAGTGAGAAATGCTTCTGCTACAAGACGATGAATAGAGTACTCGGCGAATCTCCTGTATCCCCCGTTCAGTTGTCCATCTGTTACGATAGTTTTTGATTTAATTAATCCAGTAGTTGAAACCAGAATATCTAAACTATGCCTCTTGACGGGTTTCCACTCTATATCAGATGTTAGTAGCTCTTTTTTGTAGCCAACATCCCTTGGAGCGACTTCTTTCTTTCTGTGTCTCATATTATCCTTTTGAGTACACCATCTAAGATTTGCGGCTCGGTTGTCTGTTTTCTCGCCGTTTATATGATCCACAACAACTTGATCATCTTCCGGATTTGGTAAAAAGGCATATGCAACAAGACGATGAATGAGTGATTTTGATCTCACTGATTTATCGTCGACTTTTCCACACAAGACAATACGTAAGTACCCATCTTCTTTTGTTTCATTTTTCAAGATTTTTCTGGAGTTGTCGTTTCGTACATTTCCAATGTTGGAAACAGAGTACGAGTCAAATGGTTTTGATATCTTTACCCACACATTACTTTCGCCATCGGTTTTTTGTGGTTTTGTCCTGTCAGGAAAAGCCCTTATACATTCAGGCGAAGTCTTTGATTCGGATTTTAGACACTTAACATGTCCTTTCGAAATCGCACAGGTGTGACAATAGAATGTGTTGTTGTTTTTCAGAAGATTTTTGTAAAGAAGACACAAGGTTCGAGTGTGTTTATGCCCGCAACTACTTGTAAACTCTACTTCTAAAGTCTTCAAACGTGGAGTCTCGTCGTTTATCTCCAAGAATATACTTTTGTTGTCGATTGCGAGTTGAATTTTTGCGATGATTTCGTCCATTTTTGCTTTGTTTCTATTACAAAGGTATTGCCGGAATTCAATTTATTTCCCCTCTACCAATTATTTCCCCTTCTGAATATTTTATTTTCATAATAAAATATAGATAAATAACAAACAATCCCAGAGCTCATAAAACCGGGAAGCCGAGAGCACCACCCGAGATACGGATGACGTTGTGGTTCATAGCGCAGATGATGGTCTGGTAGGTGTATTTGATAGTGCGGCCATCGGCAGTTACCTTGCCAGAATCGGCGGGCAGAGTCTTGCCCTGAGAGGCCAGATCCAGGGTTACGTTGGTCAGCTTGCCAAAGTTGGTAGAACCCAGGGGGTTGATGTCGTACACATTCAGAGAGTACGAGTACATGTGGTAGCCAGTGGCGGAGGGGATAGTGGGGGCCTTGAACCAGGGCTCTACCAGAGAGTAGTAATCCGCGGGCAGACCGGCCAGACGCTGAGTGTTCTCATACAGCAAAGTGGCGTTCGACAGGGGGTCAACATTCTTCAAAGGCTGACCGCCAGTGCCGATGTTACCGATCGTGTAGTTGGAGTACTCAGAAGCTACGGAAGTATTGCGTACAGCGAAGAACAGAGCCTTTACAGCGTGCGAGAAGCGAATATCGGTGGACGAAGCCTGCTGGTCGCCTAGGATGAAGGTAGTGCGAGGAGCGGTCTGGACCTGCTCAACCAAGATATCGCGAGGAGCGCAACCCATACGCTTGCGCTCGTCGTTGGACACGATGGCGTACTCGGCCCACACATAGGTGCTGGACAGTGTGGGAGCAGTAAGCACGTCGGCGGCAGTCGCGGGGCGTCCGGGAGAGGTGGCGTTGGGGTATACAACCAGCAGCTCGGTCCAGTCACGTACCTGAAAGTTGATGCGCATCTCGTTGTAGGGCAGAGCAGCCGTAGGCAGACCTACACCGGTGTCACGAGTGAAGAAAAAGGGCAGGGGCACGTTCAGAGTGTACGAAGGCAGGTTCTGAGCACCGTGGGTAAGCTCAGGTACGTTGCCGATCATGTTGTTGTAACCAACCTGCTTGGAGGCGGGTACGGTGAAGGCAGCCCAGAAGTCCAGGAAGTAGCTGTCAAAGCGAGCGGCAACCAAATCGTTGAAGGTGATGGAGCACTCCTTGATAAGATTGTGGCCAAGGTTGTGAGTCCAGCGACCCAGCAGCTGCTGGGTGGACTGGTTGAACTTTACCTGACTTACAACAGCACGAAGCCATGCACTCTTCATGTAGTCACCAGCGCGCGATATAGAGGCAGACCACTCAGAGTTAAAGCTGTTGGACTGACCCATGTTTGTATTAAGCTGTGTAGGGATGATAGTAAACCAAGTCGCAGTCTTGTGATTGCAGACGAAATAGGCGGTGGCCTCGGAGCCACCATACATATACTTTTCCAACTCATCATAAGTAGCAAGGTCGACGAAGCCGCCAGTTATTGAAGTTGTATTGGCCATTTATTATTACATAGAAAATAAAAAATTTTTTTAATTATTTTTCCTTAAAAGAGAATTTAAAAATACCCTCTAAATTTTAACAAATGGAAATAGACATCATCGCACTGGACCAGAAAATCCAGGAAAAGCTGCGGGGCGAAGAGGAGAAAATAAAAAAATATAAAGAAACCATAGATGACCTGGATAATCTTTTAAGAAAATCCGATTTAAACCCTTCTCTTAGAAATCGGCTGAAAAAAACATCAGAAAATTACACCAGAATGATAGACGAGTTTGAGAATAATCAAAATTATAATTTTTACCTGAATGATACGGCTCTCATTCTTCAAAAATACAAAGAGATTCTAAAGAAGCCGATAAAGATGAGCTTTGTTTCCGCAAATAAGCCAGAAGAGAATGAAGACAAACAAAGGCTCGTCTGGGAATTTCTTAAGATTGCAAAAAAGTATTCTAATGTAGAGCTTTGCGATGAAGATATAGAAAAGAAAGACGTGTGCGAGATGTGTCACGGGAAGAGTCTGATAATCTCTGACAATTGTTTGTTATGCGTCAATTGCGGAAATGAAAGTGGGTCAGGTATGAAGCTGGTCTCTTACAAGGATATGTCCAGAACCAACATTCTTCAGAAATACACGTATGAACGCCGGTCCCATTTTCGTGATTGTATCAATCAGTTCCAGGGAAAGCAGAATTGTAAAATACCAGAAATTGTTTTCAAAGACCTGGAAGAGCAGTTTAAGAAACATAATCTTCTTGTTGGAGACGAAAATACACCCAAAGAAGTGCGGTACTCTAAAATCAAAAAAGACCATATATTGTTATTCCTTAAGGAATTACGATATGATAAGCAGTACGAGAATGTCAACTACATCTACTCGCAATTGACAGGCATAAAGTGCCGGGATATTTCACATCTTGAAGACCAGCTTCTCATAGATTTCGACACGCTTGTGAACCTTTACATTAAACGTTTCAAGTATGAACAAAAAATTACAAGAAAAAGTTTTATGAACATACATTACGTATTCTTTCAATTGCTGAACAAAAACAAGTTTCATTGCAAAAAAGAAGAGTTTAACATACTAAAAACGATAGACAGAAAAACGTTTCACGACGATGTTTTCAAAACCCTGTTTGAAGAATTGGGATGGAACCACGTCCCGTTTTTTTAGATTACAAACGTCTTTTCAGGTACACCTTGTTTATCAAGTCGCGCGGTGAGTCTGTCAAATAGAGCCTTGTCTGTGAAGTAGCTCTTGACAGGGTAGTAAAGGTCCTTTTTGAGAACGTGGAGCATCTGACAAAACCAGCCCTTTCCAACACGCAAAGTGTCTTTTTTCACAATAAAGAACAACATCTGCATTAATTCTATTTTTGGTACGCCTGCTTCGAGTCTTTGAAATTCTACAGGGTTAAGAATGATTTTAAGCCTATCCACGGGTAAGAGATAAGTCTTCAAGTCACCTTTTACATTGGCGGGGGTTTCTTTGCTTATCTTATCAAGTGTCGTCTTCGAAAGAGACATTTTAAACTCTTTAACTTTTTCGTAACTCATTTTCTCGTGTGTAAGCGTCTTCGATGGTAAGAGCGCTGTTACTAAGTCTCTAAAATGATCCTTTGATAAGAGCTCACACAGAATTTGATAAAGGTCTCTGTCTTCCTTGAACACTTGAGGGTTGTTATAAAGAATGTCGAAATTATCTCTACCCATATAGACAGGGTTCGCTCCCAATTTCTGAACATTGGCCATATCAAAATCAAAAATCTTAACTACGTATCTTGTAAGGAATGTCACTTGATTTGAACCTACGACAAAACGAAAACAAATCGGCTCTCTCAGTGTTTCAATTAAGATATTTCTTAAATGTAGGTCCAAGTGGTTAATCCTATGAACCGAAAGACAGTAAAGGGCGTGAAACAATTGAAATACGATAGACGATTTATCCGCAATTGTCAAACTTGGTTTCTTAGAAAAATCATAAAAGCTTTCTATATTTGGACTGGAAGCTGTTAGTATTACATTAAATTTCGAACCGGGATTTTGCTCAAAAGCTTTTGGAATCCATATGTTGAGGTCCTCTGAAAGATTAAACTTTGTAGTTAGGGGACATAGTGATGCAGCCAAAAGAGGAATGAAATTTGGAGACTGATTCGTTTTGATTATGTTTTGTGTTATGTATATGTATACCTCTCTCTCGTAATCAAGAGGGCTTTCGACGCGTCTGGTCATAGCGATATTTGTAAACCAAATCTTTAAGAAAGCTCGCAGCTTGGTGTCGTCATTTAGAGTAATATCCACGCTCACTGACCGTGCGAAGCTTGTTTTTGACAATGAAATAATCTTTGGGGAAAGAAGCTTACCCTCTACCTTTTTCAACATTGCTCCTAATCTATCGGTTAGAGTACACGGGTCAAGGCTAATTTTTTTCGTGGACACCAGTTGGAAAATGTAATCGGTCAAATCCTTTGGTTGTGATACAACCGGCGTTGGAGCCTTTGGTTGTGATACAACCGGCGTTTGAGGAACGTAATTAGGAACGGGTGGGATGGACGGGGTTCTCATAGTGATTGGAATAGGAGCCGGTATAATGGGTGCAATTAATGGCGGAGAGAAATCCTTTTTAGGTTGTGGTACAGGTGAAAATGATATTTTAGTTATCTTAATCTTTTTCCTACGGATGATAGTTGTTTTCTTTCTTTGTTTTTCTGTAATACGGTTGATAAGGTCCTCCTTTTTCATTTTCGAATAACCTCTAATTTCTTCGTTCTTCGCTATAGCACGAAGTTCATTTACCGTTTTTGAAGCAAGAGATGAAGGAGGCGCTGGTTCGGGCTTTTTGGCGGAAGTTGCACCTTTCCCACACTCTTTTTCCAACTTAAGGTATGTGGGTCCTCCGACTTTGATTCCCGCTCCTGTTCTGGGATTAACGCCCCTGTTCTCAAACCATTTTTTACAAATATCACTAATCCCCGAGTTGGGACTCCCTTTAGGGGGGCTCTGCTCCTTACCTTTAGGGGGGCTTGTTTTGTCTTTGCACAACTTTTGCAGCTCTTTGTATTTGGGTCCATCTGCTTTGATTGCGCGTTTTGTTTCCGGATTTACCAACGGATTTTTGCGCCATTCATCACATATTTTCACAGCATTCATTTATTAACTGTTATAATAAATGTTTGAAATAATCTCGAATTTTTGGGAAAAATACGGCTTTGATATACTTGTCGTAGTAAGCGTCCTTTTTCTTATCATATATGCGCTGACACGCATCGGAAAACGCGGGACTTTTGACAAACGTGTTCATATGACCGAAATCACGCCGAGCTATGGCTATGGTTCTCCGAGAGAGTATATCCCAAAGCCCAAAGAGAGCAAAGGTGAAACCATTTGCCGAAACTACTTTGAAAGAACATTCAAAAAGAGGTTCGCAAAGGCCAGACCCGATTTTCTCAATAACCCCGTAACAGGCGGTGATTACAACCTCGAGTTAGACGGGTACAACTCTGAGCTGAAGCTCGCCTTTGAGTACCAAGGACAGCAGCACTACAAGTACATTCCATATTTCCATAAAAACAAGGAGGCGTTTCAAAACCAAAAATATCGAGACTATATGAAGCGCAACATGTGCAAAGATAATGGAATAACCCTTATAGAGGTTCCATACAATGTCAAACATCACGAAATAGAAAACTACGTTGGAAAAGAATTGGTAAAATTTGGTTTTATCTAATAATAAATGGACATTAAGACACTGAGTTTGACAGCGTTTGGAGTGGTCGTCTTGACCTTGTTGATTCTCATTTTCGTATTCAGGCCGATAGAACCTTACAAGGCGGACAAAACAAACACTGCGTTTAACAATTCCCCCAAATTTTGGAATTGGAAAAATATAAAAAATTTGTTATAAGTAAATGTCGAAAGCTTTATGTATAGCCATAGCATTGATTGGTCTCTCAATTGCCGCAAGTGCAACATACTTTATGAGCAAACTTAAAAAGGGTGATTCCTCTTCTATGCAATACATGTCTGTAGCAGTATTTGGAGGTTTACTGCTCGCGATAGGCGTTGCGTGCTTTTTTATGAAAAAGGATAAGTTCGTATACGACCCTATATTACAGGGTGACAATGTGGGTACAGACCCTAAGTTGGTGAAATTCTTCGAGAGTGTTGGAGCTGACCCTATGATTCGTGTAAATGACCAGCGTTACGTACAGGCGTGTCAAGAGTGTGATAGAAGCGAACCACGTCTCACCCCGTCGGCATGCAGCAAGTGTGACGCATTTATATTAGGAATTCGTCGTCATTCTCAAGGAGTTTTGTAAAAATAATATGTAAGATAAATGACTAAACCATACATTTATCTTGGGTTGGCTGCGTTAATCGTTGTTGTTTTGTTAGTAGTGATTAAGATGAAGAAGGAGCCGTTTGAGACGACACTTGGAAAATACGGTCTCCCCGGTCCTAACACGTGCTTTGAGAACACGTCTGTGAATTCACAATGTCGTGCATGTTCCTCAGATTGCACCGATCAAACAAACTGTTATACATGTAACAATCAGATGATGTGTATGCAGCGTGATCCTGAAATTAGGCAGATACCGGACACCGCTGGGAAACCATATCTTGCTTGTAACGCGTGTCACATGTCGTGTAATAACCCTGACAACTGCTTTGCCTGTAAGCAAAAAATGAATTTGGCAGGTGTATTATAATTTAAAGTAGAAGTCTTATTCTAAAAATGACATCTAAAAAAGTGAAGATAGTCAAGGTTCCACTCCACCCAGAAATTAAAAACAGGGTTTTCCAGCAAAAGTTTCCCAATATGCCAATTCTTTATCTCGAGTTGCTGGAAAACAAGTCTAAGATAAAGCCGGAACTTGTTAATAAGGCTTATGAGCCTAATGGCAGTAGTAAGCTCGAGTTTAAGGATTCCCAACCCAATTCTCCGGACCAGACTGATTATAGCGAATACGAAAAGTCGAAATCTCACGATGACAGAATGCGAAAGAGAGATGAGGATACTGAGGATGACCGGAGTGAAGAGGGTGACCGGAGTGAAGAGGGTGACCGGAGTGAAGAGGAAGAGGATGAAGACGAAGATGATGAAGAGGATAGAAGGCGAAAGAGCGACGATGATGATGATGACGACGCAAGTGAGAGAAGTTCAGGTTCAAAAAAGAGTGACAAGAGAATCTCTAAGCGCATGAAAGAATTGCTGGATAGCTCAGACGAGGATGACGAGAAAATTCCAACCAAGACTGGAGACAGAAAGGGGCAGTACAATGCACCTTCTCTTAAAGACCTTGAAGAGAGTGGTAAGTTTGTTCGTAAGCGAGAAGTTGAAGACATCGGTCACACGTCTATGAACGACCAAGAGAAAGATGATGCAAAGAGAGAGCTTCTCTTCAAGTTTGAGCTACTCAAGAAGTCTTACAAAACCGAAAACGTACCCGAGTTCTCAATTCATTCAGATTACGACCAGATGAAAAAGTCGTATGAGATGACTTTACGTACGCTGTCTCTTGACAAGTCTGTAGAGGATTACAAGCGATACTTGATGGGTGGATTTATGCTTATGGAATTTGCATGCGGTAATTTCTTTGGCTTTGATATGAGTGGGTTCACCCAGCAACAGATGGTCTCGATGAGTTCTTATGAGAAGCTCTTGATAGAGCTCGGTGAGAAGTCGTACGTTCCTTCTGGCTCCAAGTGGCCTGTAGAGGTTCGTCTTCTCTTTTTGGTTATTATGAACGCGGCGTTCTTCATTATCTCAAAGATGATTCTGAAGAAGACGGGTTCGAATTTGATGAACGTAATCAACGGGATGGGAACAGCTCCCGCCGCGACGCAAAGTCAGCCTAATGTCAAGAAGCGTAAGATGAAGGGACCCACTGTTTCTGTCGATGATATTCCTGACATTGACGAGGAGTAATTCTTATTTCTATAAGTAAAAATAAGAATAAACTAAGGCAATTCGATAGCATTAACTGTTATGTTTGGATAGTTAAGACACTGGTTCACTTTTTTGAGAAGTGTCTTCCTTGTAATACCGGGGGTTACGTTGAAAGCCTCTGTAGTTGCATCCAAATTTATAATGACGCTCTTTATAAACTCGAGTGCGTAAACAGCGTATTCGTAATGTTTTTCCAACCCGTCGGGAAGAGGTAATGGCAAACTGTCTGCAAGGTACATCATTGCAAATGTTTGGCAAAACTGGTTTGTACCGGGGATTTGGTAATGGTCGTACGGGTCAAAGAAGACACTTTCTCCACCTTTTCTGGAATTCCAATGCGCTCCACTGAAAACCGCAAGCGGATAGGGAGTTTTCGGTTTTCCTCTGGAACTCGCTCTTCCGTGTGCACCCTCGACTTTAACGCCCGGAACAACAGCCATCCAAACACTTTCATCACCCATAAATTCCATGAGAGGGGAAAGATTTATGTCTACCCATTCTTGTTCTATTTCTACCATTTTCGAGCTTTTTTCCACTACTTTTTGATATTCTTTTTTAACAGCAGCTTCAGAAGCATAACGTTTGTTTGCAATAGCAAGCCATGCTTTTTTCATTTATAATTGTCTTCAAATTTTTTTATGCTGTCTTTTTCTTTTTAATAAATGGAAAAGTAACACTCTCACACTCATCTCGCGCAGAGTGTTACTTTTTGAGAATTATTTTTTTTATTAATTTTATATTAATAAAAATGTCATTGTCAGCTTTATCAAAAGCTATTAAAAGTTGCGACGAATTCGTTAAAAAGGGTAAAACCGCCGAGGATAGAAAGCTTCGTAAAGAAGCGTGTCAGCCTACAATCGACGACGCGGTAAGAGCTGTTGAGAATCTCACAAAGGAACAGAGAAAGTTGGAAAAAGAAGCTGCGAAACACGCCAAAAAGTTGGAAAAAGAAGCTGCGAAACACGCCAAAAAGTTGGAAAAAGAGAGAAAGAAACAGCAAGCAAAAGAAGAGAAATATAAAGCAAGAAGAGAGAACATGTTGGTATTCTTAGAGAGAACGGACAGCCTTGACAGGGGCAGAAGCGGAGCCATACGCGAGTACGAAAATATGATGAGCAATCCGAGGCACGCGCATTTGCGTAAATATTACGGAGAAGTTTAAAACCCTACATATCCAAAAATGTAATCTTTTTCTTTTTAATAAATGGAAAAAGTAACACTCTCACGGTCATCTCGTGCAGAGAAAAAGTTTATGGTTAAAGTTGGAAACAAGACTGTTCATTTTGGAGCAAAGGGGTATGAAGACTATACCATACACAAAGACTATGAGAGGTACCTCCGTTACATCAACAGACACAAGGCAAGAGAGAACTGGAAAAAGAGTGGAATTGAAACTCCGGGATTCTGGGCGAGGTGGATACTCTGGAATCTTCCGAACTTTAAAGCCAGTGTAAAAGATACGGAAAAGAGGTTTAATTTAGTTATAACGGTAAAGTGATTTAAGTTTGTAAGTCATATAATAAATGGAACTTGACACACCTATTGTTTTTCGCTTTAAAATATTCCCCTTTCTTAGGGACCGCATCCTCCCTATGTACATAGGGAGTTTGAGAAAAGAAGGTAATTACGTTATGACTCTGAGTGACGAGGAAACCGGAGTTTTAGAGAAGTATGCTCGGCTTGTTGAATGCATCTATCACATCCATATCGGAAAGATGTCCAACGCAGTAGATATGAAAGTGATGTATCCGTTTTTTGAAGTTATGGAAAAGCATATAAACATTTTTCTTAATTGCTTCAAAAAAGTAAGTGTAGACGAGTGCGAAAAGATTAAAATCTTGAGCCAGTTCAGCGAAGAGTCAAAGACAATGATTAATCACATCTTATCTTGAAAAGCCATATAGGTGCATACAGAAAACACGACCAATAGCGTAATCATAATTATTAAAATCAACCGGTCTGACAACTCTCCAGACCGTGTTTGCTGAGTGTCTTCCACGTAGTTCTCAAGATACCCATATTCATTGTATGGGTTCTCATAAGTTCCTAAAGGGATGCTTACGGGGCGTTTCTTATGGTCTGGTAAGATGTAAGAACACTGGTATTCTTTTCCGGTTACATTACAATTTTCATATTTCGGATACGCAACCTTTCCTGCTGAGAGAAGATTGTCTCCTTGACCTACGTTGTACATTTATATTAGAAAAAAATAATATAAATTTACGCATCTTGTGATATGTACAGATGATAGAGGAGTTTCAAAGCGTGAAGTAGCTTTGGATTATCTGTTATTTTCTCAGGAAGATTTTCTCGGGTTGCACCCTTTACTTTCTTTCCAAGTATGATAGAAAGACACAAATTGTAATTTATTTCACCAGGTTCTTCACCCTGCTTAAGAATGTATGGAGAAATTTTTCTATACAAACTTTCCACTACAGTGTGAGCATTGTGTGTGCTGAATACTGAATACTTTTCGGATACCGACTCACCGTTGTGTTGAAGAAGTTCTGCGAGGTCGTCTTCGCTGACCCCAGTTCTGCCAAGAACAAATGAGAGTTCTTCTCTTACGTATAGCTCACAGTCGTCCATAAGCTTGTCCTGTGCCTTTGCAGGTATCTTTATAGTAGACTCGACTCTGTCCAAGCAGAAAACCAAGCTGAAAAGGTTGAAAAGTGCATCTCTCTTCTTTATCTTATCAGCAACCTTGGAATGCTCCCTAACAGCAAAAAATATCTGTTGAAGGTGCTTTTGTCTCTTTTCTATCCAATTAAGAATCACGGGGTTCGTTATAGTCACAATTTCTGTAGAGGGTGCCGTATTGGTGATATAGGCGGTGAGATAATTACTGAAGAAATCGAAGAATGGGGATTTCGGAACATTCAATGTGTAAGTATAGCCGGTTGTTTTTGGCTTCTTGGAAAGCTGTGCATGTACGTCTGGACTTTTCATAAGCTGGTCAACACCTATGGTTATGGCATCCTTGACCGCGCAAGCAACAGTTTCTTGGAACATCTGAAAAATTAATCCAAAATTACCTCGCATACTATAGGATTGTTCTTTTGGCATACCAAAGACACTCTCGAGTGTTGCAAATGTCATAAATTCTTTCACAGAATTAAAGGGTAAACCAACTTCATTTATCACAAAAGGTACATCAGTGTTTTGAAGAGCCATATAAGAAAATTCTACAGGTTCGGTTCTATCTGCGTAGACCTTGATGACAGTTTTCTTTTTCTTAAAGACAAGTTCCATAGGAGGGTTGTTTGGAATTGGCGAAACTGGAATTTTTAAGTGGGACATTACACTGTTCAAATCTCTGATAATCTCAGGTCTCTCTGTTTGAATTTTTCTCTCGGTATATTGTGCGTACACTCTGTCAAGCATTTCCAGCTCGTGAGATATGTCCTTGTATGGGTTGTAAAGAAAGACAACAAGTTCTCCAAATTTAGAAAGCATAAAGTCGATAGCACGCTCATTGTTTTCAAATTTGGGGTCGCCGTTGCCTGACGTATAGAGCTGTGTGAGTTCGTTTCTAATTTTGGGTTCTACGAAGCGATGGAAAAAGTCAATAAAAACCGTGATTTTAATGCAAACAAGAGCGTAGTCCTTTCGTCTTATTAACGTATTGTTCCAAGAGCGATGAATGAATTGATACGGTTCGTTTATTTCACTGATTACTTTCTTGTAAGATTCTGGGTTGGTTTTAAAACTTTTAAGAAACAAGTTCTTTTCAAGAAGACTATTAGAAAAATCCGTTTTCCCCGCAGCATCACAATGTTCAAACATAAAAAATGTTTTATGATATGGATTCTCCTCTCTATTAACGTTTAACATTTCTCGATTAGAGTAGAACCTGTAGTCGTAGCTGTTCAAAAAATCAGCCATTTCAGTAGCCACATAGATGTCATACAACAAGTCGTCCTCGTTTTGGTACATTCCTGGAATGCCAAGTTTGTGAGGTGACATATTGTCTAATAAAAATCTGGTATAATTAGTCTTTACTATGGGGTGGATGGTTTGGTCTAAGATGTTCAGTTCGATTGCAGAAGGGTCAATGTTAAACTTTCCCGTAAACTTTCTTTCGGCTGCAAAGACTGCAAACGAACCGACTCTATCAGCGTACGCTTCATTTAAAATCTCGTAGTAGGCTCTGAGCTTGTTTCCGTCGTCTTCGTAAGTTTTGGACATAAAACTTTCTAAGCAATTCTGAAAGACTTCGGTTTTTGGAAAGGCGGAAAGTAAGATTGATTCGATAAAACTGATATCCCCCCTTACCGGGTCTGACACTTGAAAATACGATTCGGCCAAGTCAACCGTTCGCTTTATTTCTCTTTGTAGTTTCGGTATTTCAAAGCAATTTCTTGTTGCCATTTATTAATGTAATTTTTTATTACATTAATAAATGTTGTCAAGCGCCTTTCTTCTTCACCTAAGTAAAAAAGAAAAGTATACGAAAAGCTGTCAGTGCAACTGCGAGGGTGATACTGACACATCTCTTCCTACCGGAATCAGACAGGACGTTATGGTTTTTGTGTTACTTGTTATTATCGACTTAGCTGTGATAATATACTCTCTTTATTGTCTTTTTGATTTGAAGTTGCAATGGTACATAAGCCTGCTGCTCATTGTTCTTATGTTTAGCCCAGGTTTTGGTTTTATTGCTCAGATAGGTGTTATTATGTACTACACACTCGGTCGTATACCTTCTCAGAAATCATCGCCGAGTGGTCCTGTATCCAAGTTTCACTTTTGAAGCGCTTGAATTCTGGAAAGGTAGTTCTCCTTGGTTTCGGAATCGTGCTTGAACGTGCACCCTGAATTCTTACAACGCGATTGAAACCTGCACGTGATGGGATTGAACTCGTCGATACTGTGAGCAAAGTTGCATCCAGGCCTCTTACAGTCCTTTCCAGAGTTACACATCTTGGTACACTTCATATTTCGAGGAGCATCGAGTTGAGGGCGTCGCTCCTCAACAATAGGAGGAGGCGCGACTCGTGGAACCCTGTCCTTCGACTTTCTAACGACCTTGAACTCCTCTTCTTGAGTTGCCTGAGGGGGAGGAGCTTGGTTGTAATTTTGTTCCTCAAAGGAGGAAAAAAAGTCAGTCATCTTTTTCCATCCTCCGTCTCGAGAGGCTGAAAACTTCTTCTTGGGTGTTTGAAGCTTCGAGTCTGAAAGAGACGGCAGTGCGCTCGCCATATCATCCACTTTAACCTTTTTCACGGACCAACCGCCAGACTGTAAGTTAAGCTTGACCCCTGCATCCTCCTTCAACTCCTCTTGAAGAGGAGCGTTTTCGTTGTCCATCCTGGGCAAGTTCACAAAGATGTTCTTGACGATTCGCTTCTTGTACCGTGCGTTGATATGGCTGTTGGATTGCTCATCCTCGTCGTCGGAACACATGTTGTTGAAAACAAGCTTGCGCTCGACTTCATCTTCAGATTCGTAAGTGTCTTGATCACAATCTTCAACCCAGTCTTCGTCGACCATTTCATCATTTTCGTTGCGGGGCATTTTAAAAGAACTGTTATTTGTTTATATACTTGAAACAAATAATCAATTTAAGAGCGGAGAGTTTAAGTCATTCGATATGGGTCTTCTTCGTTGTAGTCATCGTTGTCTTCATCTTCCTCATAATCTTCTTCTGATTCGGCCGCATTTTCACTCTCGAGAAACTCTTCAAACACATCACTTGTCTCTTCGATGTAATCGGCTACGCGCATATAGATGTTCTTAAGTCGAGAATTGATATTGTCACTCTCACGAACTTTCAACTCGAGAATGTCCTCTAATAATTCAAGATACTGTTTGCCTTGGTTATCCATTCCTTTTTAAGAGGAAATGAGACTTTAAATTTGAATTGGACTTGTAGTGACACGAAAGGTGGTTGTTTGTTAAATCGTCTGTCGATACGACGTTGTATCCATTATTCGTAGAGTACAACACCTTTTTTATTCCAAGTTCTTGAATACGCTTTAGGCAATTGTTGCAAGGCTTTGAATCGGAGATTTGAGATTTAGATACACGAATGACCATAAGCATACATTTTTTCAAGTCGTGTTGCTTTTTGTACTTGTGGAGTATCATCTGTTCGGCGTGTCCAATAAACCGATTAGAAATCGTATTCACACTTGACTGGATTATCTTACCACCTTTAATCAACGCACATGCGTGTTTATGAACCCTGATTGTACTATAGTCTGATATTTTCACAAGATGATTGATAATCGCTTGAAATTTTTTACTACCTACAATCATTTAATTTCAAACTTGTATCTTTTTAACGAAAAAAAACACTAAATAAAATAAATGAAACTCTCTTCTCAAACAATGATGATAGTAGGCGCGAGTGTTTTGGTAGTTGTAGCTGTAATTGTAGCCGTTGTATTGATGAAGAAAAAGGAAAAGTTCGAGTTTACTACAGGGCAAATGGTAGTATCCGCTACAAGTACCGCACAATCTATTTTTTCAAACCAAACACAGGTGATGAAATTCATAAATTTTGTACACCAAAGAATAGGTCCTAATATGAGTATCAGTTTTTCTCCGACCGCAGACGATACCATTCCGAGTCCTCATATTGGTAAAATACAGATAACCGCGGAAGGTGTTGCCGGCGCTACAGGTTCAGGCGCTGTTTCAGGCGCTATAGTATTCGGGAAGAATAACAACGTTGCGGGTTTTTGGAATGCCGCTACTTTTCAATTGGAGGATTCACCATTTATTGGTTGATTTTAGCTATTCATTTATCAAACGTAAATGAATACACAAATATAACAACTTACTCAATCGGGTCTCCAAGAGTAGTCGAAGCGCCGCCACGATTGCGGTTCTTTCCACGCTGGATTGTCTGAGAAACAGTAACCGTAGCTGAACCGCTACTCATATCACCATCAAAAAAGTTTGTACTTCCGAATCCACCACCTCCACGAGTAGTCGAAGAAAGCTCACCAGACGTCTCGACGATATTCGACTGCTCAAGCTTACGAACAATCATCTGAAAACCGCGAAACGGGAGCTCAAGCTCCTTTGCCACCTTGTCGGTCTTGACAAGAGCAACCTTGATTGTCCCTCGATAATCGGGGTCGATAATTCCTACGCTATTAGCCATAGCATAACCAGTCTTTGAGAGAGATGAACGAGGGACTACCTCAACGTAATAACCATTCTCTGGCTGGACTGCGATACCGGTGTCGTAAAGAAACACGCCGGGATCGGGAAGACGCCCGTCGATAGTGACCACATTATCAAGATTTACAACTGTCAAGTCATATCCCACATCAGAATCGTGGGCCTTTTTGGGAAGAACTGCATTTTCGAGAACACGCTTAACTGTAATGGAAGGCATTTTTGTTATACTAAAGTGATATGACATTAAATAGATATATTAACTTAAATTTAATTTAATGTGTAAATAAATGGCTATTTCATACAATGCTATTGTAGGTCACAAAGCAAAAATGACCCTTCCGTCGGTCGAAAGCTGGGGGACAAATAACAACATCCTCAGAGACCCACCCAAATCTATCATGACGAGACGCATCGATAAAGTCAACGAAGATGGAAGTTTGAATGAGATGTTCTACCATTCAGGTGACCGCTTTGCCGAAAATATCAATGTTTTCGCCAGAGGTGTAAATCCTATGGTTTCTGTACAATACGGCAACGTAAACGGCGGAGCCAATGCAAAGCTTCCCTACCGTATCATGAACGGCGGTGCATTCAGACCTCCCGAGTTGCGTCAAGAGCAGCTCCTACCTCTCTCGAGGCAGCCGCGTCTCCCCACTCACGTGGAATCTCGCAAAGAGTTTATCGACTATACAAAATCTGCGTTATGCGACTCTCAACCCAAGGTATACAGACAGGTTGTTAAAGACAAGATAGAGGGTTTCATTCCACCGACAAAAACTATGAAGATAGACAAACCCGTGAAGGAACATTTCGAAGTCTCGTACGTCTTAGACAACCCTCTCAGAGGAAACTATTACTCAAATATGAGTTATAGAAAAGAGCAATACTCTGACGATATCAATATAGAGTTGGAAAGAAATCTCCCCGAATACTCGTCTTATACAAACATGAGTGAAAATATCGCTATGCACATAGCCCCTGATAAGGAAATAATTTTAGAACAAAATATGCCTCACTATTTGCTTCAAACACAAAAGTCTAAGAATATGGCTGGAAACGGAGTATTGAACGACGAAATCTATCTCGAAAACAATATGCCTCATTACTTGCTTCAAACTCAAAAGTCTGACAATAGCAACTTTGTTCGTGTTAATCACGAAGTGGGTTACGAGTTTGAGAACAACATACCTCATTACTTGCTTCAAACTCAAAAGTCTGACGACAAGAACTTTGTTCGTGTTAATCACGAAGTGGGTTACGAGTTTGAGAACAATATGCCCTTGACTGCAGCGCAAACAAACAAGACAGAGAACATTCAAATCGATGCACCAACGCGCTCATTCAACCGCCTTGCCCCCTCTTTGCATGCGGGCGAGTTCAAAGGTGTTCCTACATTGCCTCAAACTCAGAGAAACATCCAATACAACCAAAACTATTCCACTTCAAAAACTGAGATTGCTCAAAAAATGATGAGAGAGAAATTAAAAAGTTAAAACAAGTGAAATAAAAAAAGTAAAAAAATCACATAATAATAAATGTCTATTGGACTTACTGCTTCTATTCTTAACACCAAAGTAATCACCGGAAATGCCGAGCGTATTTCTTCGTACCGTGATCAGGAGCCGAGCGCTATGATGTGCCCTGTATGGGGAGGTCAGGACTTGGCGGGGCGTGCCGTCTGCCCCGATTCTTTCTATACTAAGCGCGGCGGCTGTCATTCCGCCATGGACCGCGTCAAGGTAGAAAACGATCAGCGCCCCAAATATGCTAATCATGTAACCATCTCCGCTGCTGGTATCAGTGGTGAGAATGCCGATTATGGAACTAACATCACGCGCCAGCAGGCTGGTGCGGCTGACATCGAGAGAAAGATGAGAACCGCGTACCCTCATTTCGGTCTTATCAGTTCCGAGTCCATCCTGCCTTCTCGCGGCAGTCGTATGGACTCTTCCGCTGCCAACGGTTACCAGTCTCAGGACGGAGATGCTCTGGATGCCCAGGCTCGTCGTGCCGATCAGAACCTGAGCATTGGCAGCAACAGCCAAGGACGTTATGGTCGTATGGCTTCTGGTACACTGAATCCCAACACCCATGTAACCTACAACTCGAATGCCAACTTCACCAAAAAGGGAGGTAATGGCTATGTCAAGCTGGGTAACATGCAGTAAACGGGTTTGGGAACTTTCATTTATTTTTAAAATAAATGAACCAAGCATTTTTAAATTTTCATCTTCTTCATTTCTTTCACCACCTCTTTTACAACTTTCTTTTTTTCTACATAGTTGATTTTTCCACAAGAACAAATATCTTTGCATAAACATCCACACTTGTTTTTCCTAACACTATGAAACCATTCCCACCAAATGCACGCTTTGAAACAATTAGGTTCAAAATCGTAATTCTTAGCTTTCGGATTTTCCTTGACGAGTTTTCCAAACCTTTCGGTGTCATCTTTGCAAACGGTGCATTCCGGAACAACAGGGATAGTTATTCCTGCCCAAAAGCACGTCCCACACATCCCTCCAGAAAGGTGTTGCTCGTTGCACATGGGAATATGGGTCTTCTTAAGAATATAATCGTACGCGTTCATTTTCTATACAAATATAAACACATTTTCAATTGTAAAGATTTGTTCTTTACTTAAATAAATGAACGTTTGTGAGCAGTTTTTGAAAAATCAAACAGTGAATCCGGAAACGGGACGTTCTATAAAAATCGGAGGTCCTACACATAAACGCCTGTTGAAACAATGCATACCCGCTTCAAATTCTTCGCCTTTAGGGAAGCGGGTAAAGGTTCTGAAAGCGCCGTGCCTCGCCGATAAACGGTATATATGGGTCACAGGCGGTGGATGTTTCGAGGCGTCAAAACAGCAATATACACAAGAAAACATAAAATCCTTGAAACCTGGAGAAATTTTTGTCTTCGGTTCTAATCTCAGTGGTATACACGGAAGCGGTTCGGCCAAGATGGCGTACACAAAATTTGGAGCAAAGTATGGAGTTGGTATCGGTATGACAGGACAAGCGTATGCTCTCCCTACAAAAGACAAAAACATCAACACACTACCGTTATCTCGTATCAAAAAGTATGTAGACGATTTGCACACCTTTGTTTTAAATCATCCATCGAATCATTTCATCATCACTCGAGTCGGTTGTGGTAAAGCGGGATATTCAGACAAAGACATCGGACCTCTGTTCAAAAAGTTTATCGGGTTGACAAACGTTTCACTTCCGAAATCGTTTGTCGACGTCAAAAATTGATTTTTAAAAACATCTCTCGATAAACAAACAAGACTAAAATGCAAGCACCAGGACCTATCACAAATGGCATTCGCGGACCCGAATTCAAGGCGTTTATCGCCTCCCTCCTCAAGAAGGGACGAGTCAAGCAAAAGTATGTCGACTACCTTCTCGATGATGACTCCATGGATTTGTATGCCAAGGCATTTACAAATCCGACAGCTGACCCCGCCAACAACTATGAGATTTTGGAGAAGATTGGAGACGCCACGTGCAACAAAGCCATCATGTGGTACATTTTCCGAAAGTTTCCCAAGCTCGAGAGTAAGCCTCAAGGGTTGATGATTTTCTCTCGCCTTTTCCACACACTTCAGTCGACCAAAACGTTTAGCAACATCGGTCTAAACCTTGGTTTTGAGAAGTTTATCTCATCGGGATGGATGCGGGTGAAGGACAAGTACGAGGATGTCATGAAGGTGAAGCGAAACGGCGTTCTCGAAGATTGTTTCGAAGCATTCTTTGGGGCGACAGAGTTGATTATCGACAAGAAGACAAAAGAGGGTGTGGGGTATGCTATTTGCAACGAGATTTTCAAGGGGATGATTTCAGAAATGCCGTTTCCGTCTATCAAGTACGAAGACTTGTTCGACCCCATAACACGTCTCAAGGAGTTGTTCGACTACAACTTTCCGTCAAGAGGTCGACTTGGGAAGTATGAGTACATTAGTCCGCCCGGTTCAGATGACGACGAGGAAAGCAACAAGCTGAAGTCGATTGATGTGTACTGGACAAACTCTCAAGGTATGCGAGTCAAGATTGCTTATGGTTCTGGTTCGTTGAAGGAAAAGGCAAAGGCTGTTGCCGCCGAACACGCTCTTGGCTTTTTCAAAGCTCGAGGATACGAGAAAGCCGCTCCTTATGACCATCGCGATTTCATTTAATTTTGTGTAAATATAAATGAACAAAAGTGAGGAGTATCACAAAAGAAAATTTAAGGAAATTTTACAAGAAAAAAGTATTTACGGGGATGTTGTAATAGACGATTCAGATGTGAGTTGTGACGTGCGTAGAGGCAATTGCAAACTCTTGCTGGACAAGTATGAACTTGACTGTGCAAACTCTAAAGTATCCCAGAAAAATATAAACATAGAAGAGCCCATAGGGCTGCCCGAACGCCTTAAAAATGCTAAGAAAAATGCGGCACTTTGTAAGGATGGTAGACTTGAGTATATTAAAAGTTGCTGCAGGTCCAAGACCAATGAACGCGCCCTCGCTACTGATATGGGTCATTTAGTGCAAATCGTAAAGATGCAAAAGATTCAAGACTTCATCGACAGAGAACTCGCTCTTAAGGCGTCAGAACGAAAGGTTCGAGAGGCTGAAAGAAAGGCAAAAGAGGCGGAAGAGAGAAGACGAGAGGCGGAGGAAGCGAGAAAAGAAGAAAATAGAAGACAAAAGGCTAAAGAAGAAGCGAGAAAGGCTGACGAAGCGAGAAAAGCTGACGAAGCGAGAAAAGCTGAAGAAGCGAGAAAAGCCGAGGAAATGAGAAAAGCTGAAGAAGCGAGAAAAGCCGAGGAAATGAGAAAAGCCGACGAAGCGAGAAAAGCTGAAAAGAAACAGGTTGTTCAGCCGCAAATACGTAAAATGCCAACTGAAATAGAAAATAAAATATCGAGATTTCTTATTTCGCAAAAGCACAAACTAACTGATATCGCTCGGGTTATTGAAATGTGCGGATCGGTATATGAACGAGTTTTATTAAAAATAACTGATTTGAGCTTTTTAAGAGAAATTGACCTCGCTTTAACAGTCATAAAAATTCAATTAACCCAGTTAATCGGTGCAGATGATACCGACACGGTGCTTACCTTTCTTGTAAATTTTCTGGTGAAAAAAATTCGTGAAAAAGGACGAGTTTAAAGATGTGCTCACTTTTAAAAATGGACGAAACTACAATTTTAGCATTTTTAAAAAAGGTTACAACGGACTATGAAGAAAAAAAGTTGTCGGAAGAGGAGAAGCGGATTATATCAGAGTTTTTTATGGAGTTTAGTTTTCTCCAAGACAAAAGCGATAAATCAGAAAAGAATATGATGAAGTATCTTTTTCTTGGATGGTTTATTCATAGCAATTTTGGAAAGTAATTTCTTCATTATGGGGTTTTAAAAAAAAATTTTTTTTTCAGGTCTTATGAGCCTTTGAATAAATATATCGGCTTAAAGATAGTCTTGGAATATATAAAAATGCCCCGCCAGACCAAGAATACCGATACTAAGACTGTTGCCCAGGAGTCCACAACTCCCGCTGTAGCTCCCGCTGCCGAGCCTGTTGCTGCTGCCGCACCTGCCCGCAAGACTCGTGCTAAGGCTGCTCCTGCTACTGAGCCCGTTGCCGCTGAGGCTCCTGCCGCTGAGCCCGCTAAGACTGAGGAGGTTCCTAAGGAGGAGGTTGCTCAGGAGGCCGCTGAGGGTGAGACTAAGACTCGCGTTGTACCCACGCGTGAGAGTGTTATGACTGACTTTTCTGAGATTCTGAGCCTTGTCGATGGTGAGATTGAGCGCCTTCGTGAGGGTGCCGACAAGACCCATTCCGCCAAGTTTCTGCGTCAGCTGCATCGTCGCCTGCGCTCTCTGCAGAGCAACACCGCCCGTGTTTTGAAGCACAAGACTCCTTCTGCTCGTCGTAACAACAACTCCGGTTTCCTGAAGCCTGTAAATATCTCTGGTGATATTGCCAAGTTCACCGGTCTCGACCCCAAGACCCAGCATTCTCGTGTGGATGTGACCAAGTTCCTGTGCAAGTACATCAAGGACAAGAACCTCCAGAACCCCGAGGACAAGCGTCAGATTCGCGCAGACCCCGCTCTGACCAAGCTGCTGAACTACGATGCCAAGACCGGCGAGCCTCTGACTTACTACCACATGCAGAAGCTGATGAAGTCTCACTTCACCAAGCCCCAGTAAGCGATTGAGTTGTGTATAGTTTATTATCTTAATCAAATTAAGATAATTGGAATAATATCCCTCAGAAAAAACGAGTACTTGTTTTTAATTCAAAAGAGTACACAGGTTTTTGTTTAAAAAAATTAGCTTTTTCATTAAAGTTGATTTTTAAACTAAAACTTCATAAAGAAATGTGCCTCATCCACAACTTTAAATTAACTGAATGCTCTTCAACTGAACGACTCTTTGTAAGTGATTACGGAGCAAAGTACGGACACATCACAACTTGGGTTTGTAGCAATTGTAAGAAAGAAATAAAGAAAAAAATTTACAAAGGAGAATATGGTTGGAAAACAGTTCAGAATTTTTTAAAGTGAATTATTTCTAAAATAACTTAGAAATAACTAAAACCGCAATGGGTATCAAGTTCTTTTTTTCTTGGCTGAAGAAGGAGTTTCCTCACCATTTTCAGAATTTCCAAAAGACCAACTCTCCGGATATGGGCATCGACACGTTTATGATTGACCTCAACGGGCTTTTCCACACGTCCGCAGCACGTGTGTATCAATACGGAGCGTACGAAAAGCGAAGTCTTCTCCGTAGGCCCAGACACGAGATTAACCAAAATGAAGACCAGAAGCTGCGTCTGGAATGCTTCCAAGATGTGTGCAGGACAATCGAAGAGTTATTAAACGTAGTAAAGCCAAAGAAGCGTCTTGTTATGTGTATCGATGGAGTTGCCCCACTTTCAAAGCAGAACCAACAACGCCAGCGTAGGTACCGTGGGTTGGTTGAAGATTCTGGTGAGAGGAACCCTAATTTGTTCGACTCTCGTTGCATCACTCCCGGAACCAAATTTATGGACTACCTTTCAAAGTACATCGATTGGTACATCCGAAAGCAAATTTCAGAAAACGAGATGTGGAAGAACTTGGAAGTTGTTTTCTCGAACGAGAAGGTTCCTGGAGAAGGTGAACATAAGCTGATTGACTACATTCGAAAATACGGAACGGATGATGAAACCTACTGTATCAACGCTCTTGACGCTGACCTGGTGATGCTTTCTCTCGGAACCCATAAGAAAAAGTTTTATCTTCTCAGAGAAGAGCTGTACGACCGGTCTTTTGATTATGCGTATCTCAACGTTGGTGGTGGTCTCCGAAACGATTTGACAAAGAGCCTATTGAGTTGGGACGGTGCAGACGAGAAGAGACTGATAAACGACTTTATCCTCTTTTGTTTTCTGTGTGGAAACGATTTTCTTCCAAACATCCCTTCCATCTCCCTGATTGAAAAAGGAATGTCTACGATTATAGATATGTACAAACTCAACGCTGAAACGTGCGGACACCTCACAGACGAAAATGGTGAGATTATCAAGTCATCGTTTCAGCTTTTTCTCTCAAGGATTAGTCAGTGCGAAAAGTCCCTGCTCGAGGAAAAGTATCTCAAGCGGGCCGATTACGTTGCGGAGGACGGACTCCTAACCAAGCATATTCAAAAAGTGGAAGACCACTACGAACTCGATTTTGACAACTACAGAGATGACACCTACAAGAAACTCGGCGTCGATGACCTTGAGAGCGCGAGTCATTCTTATGTGGATGGCTGTGTGTGGGTTTTGACCTATTACCTCAAGGGTATAAGCGACTGGAACTACGTGTACAAGTACAACTACTCGCCCTTTGCATATGATTTGACTCTTGCCCTTACAACATATGTTCAGAAGAAGACAGTATCATCTGCACCTATCCCACCCTTTCTTCAATTGCTGTGTGTCATTCCCCCGACAAGTGCATTTCTCTTGCCAAAGCCTCTCGATTCTGTCTTGACAAATCGAGCTCTTTCAAAGTATTTTCCAACATCGTTTCATATCAACTATGAGGGTAAGAAAAAGGAGTGGGAAGGCATCGTCGAACTCCCCGCAGTTGATGTAACAGAGGTCCGGAAAGAGTATACGCGTCTTTTTTCGAGAGTCGATGCACTTGACAGCAAACGAAATGTGTACGGTAAGAGTTTTGTTTACAAGTACTCTGGCGAGTTTTCGATGTTCATAAAGTCGTACTACGGTTCCTTTACATCTTTCTGTGTGTCAGAGCCTCTGGCTTTGTAAATGTAAAAATTTATTAAGAAATTTCTTAATAAATGTTTGAGTCTTGATTTAAAGTAGATGTGAAATTAAAAAATGACCAACCCTCCATCTGTTCAACGACTTATGCAAAGTCTTGGTGTGATTATCATCTCTATACCGAGTCACTTTACAAATAAGCTGACAGCCATTACAACCATTGGCGACTTCTTTACATTTCAGGAAGAGAGATTGCGAAACATCGAAGGTAAGGTAGTGCAGCTGGAAAGACGTGTCAATGACTTAGAAGTAAAGGACAACGGCTGTAGTTGTTCAAAGAATTAATACATTTATTTTAAAATTAAAATAAATGAACGCAAGCTCTTTTTCGAACATTGCGAGCAAAGTGATGAATGAGATACCCTCACTCAATTTGGCAAAGAACTTACCGAGTGTGTCACCACCAAGTCTACCAAGCGCGTCCAACCTCGTATCAAATCTACCAAGCGCGTCCAACCTCGTATCAAATCTATCATCGGAACTACCGAGTGTCTCCAATTTGGCAAACTTGCCAAACTCAAATACTTTAATCGATTCTTTGATAACACAATCAATCAACAATACTCCCAATATAGAAAAAATACAAAACTTGATACAAACTATTGAAAATAGCAATCTTCCAAAAGAAATCGTCAAAAAAATTCTGGATGACCTCAAAGCGATTTTGGGTATGTTGAGAAACAACGCCAACGCACTTCAGTTAGACATAGAGAAGCTCATGTCTAACGTAATCAAAATTCTTGTATGCAGTGGTATTCTCCTTTTGCTGTTATTGTTGACTGTGTTCATTGTAGTTATCATCATCTTTAAAGTTTTGAGTCAAAAGTATGCGTTAGGTGCGACTATCATTTTTGTCGCCATTGCTGGGTTTATAACTATTTCTACTCTGTTAAAGACTACGGCAGCGCTAAAGAATACATTTTCAAACACTATCGCCGCATTCAGACAAGACGAAGCCATAATAAACAAAATACTATAAACACGTTATTTTAGTACTTCTTGGGAATCAACTCTGTCTTGATTCCCATTGCGTTCAACTCCTGAAATAACAACTTCGCCGCATAAGGGATATTAATCTTCACGATTTTGTCGTCCTTGCACCCCTTGCAATCACTCTGAGACGGAGTAATCATACCGCACTTTGAGCAAATGATGACATTGTAAGGGTCGCTCATATCAAACAACCTCTCCTTTAGAAACCGACTTGTTCCATGTACGATGATTGCGTCGCGCTCCATTTCTCCAAAGCGTAAACCACCATCTCGGGAACGTCCTTCTACTGGCTGTCGAGTGAGCGTTGTCACGTGTCCACGAGCCCTCGAGTGCATCTTGTCACTCACCATATGCTTCAGTCGTTGGTAGTATGTAGGACCGATGAAAATCTTTGCATCAATCTCCTCACCGGTGTAAGGATTAAACATACTCTCAAGACCGTGCCTCTCGTAACCCAGTAACTCCAACTCATTGCACAACTTGTCCGCGACGTTCACACTGTGCTTCGAAAATGGGGTCGCATTTCCAAACTCACCCTTCAAAGAACAAGCCTTACCCAGCACACACTCCATCAGCTGATTGATGGTCATACGGGAAGGGATACAGTGAGGGTTGATGATGATATCGGGTGTAATACCCTCGCTGGTAAAGGGCATATCTTCTTGACTGAAAATCATACCACAAGTTCCCTTTTGTGCCGCGCGAGACGCAAACTTGTCGCCGACTTCTGGGGTCTTGATGACTCGAATAACAATCTTGATGATTTTCCCACCCTTTGGTGTACTGTTGATACGCACCTTGTGTATAATACCTTCTTCACCAGGCTTGATAGTAACAGACACATCCTTTTTTTCCTCTTCTCCTGTTTTCTTGATTCGGATTGAAACCTTGCCGATGATGACATCATCCTTCTTTACGTGTGTTCCTTCCTTGACAAATCCGGTCAGCGGTCCATCAGAGTGAAGAAAGGCGTAGTTGTTCTTCTTATTTCGAATGTCCATACTGGGAATCTCTATCACTTGAAAGTTGCTTGTGTCCTTTCGCACTTCCTCATCCGAAATGGTAAAATACCCAGTGACACGAAACATACCGCGTTCAATCGAACTCTTGCTCAAAATCACAGAGTCTTCCTGGTTGAATCCTTCCTTTGTCATAATTGCAACTATGGGGTTGCAACCAGAAGGCATATCGTTGAAGTTCAAAAACTCTGCAGAGTCTGTTGACACCAAGGGTCGTTGAGGGTAGTCCATAACATACATCATAGTGTCTGCGCGAGAGTCATAGGTCTCCAATGGAACACCCAACGCCTGCTTAGCCATACTGGACTGATAGCAGTTTCTGGGAGACTGAGAGTGGTCCGGAAAAGGAATGATAGACGCGCAAACCCCAAGAATCATACTCGGATGAATCTCAAGAAAATCATAAGTGTAGTCCCCCTTTTCAAGATAGTCCTTTGACATTGCAACTGTCGAGTGTTCAATCTCGCTTGGGTCTATGTAACGGATTTCACCCATCTCAACGAGTGTGTCCCAGTCAAAAATATCACCGTCGTATGCTTTCCCGTCCTTGACAACGAAAACAGGTCGCAGCAAACGCCCTTCGTCACAGTAGACCATGACCTCTTCATCGTTGTACACGATGGACACTTCTGAATCGATGATTCCAACCTTACGCTTCTCAATAAGCTGTTCAACAAGAGCCTCCGCATCCTCGGCAAACCCGATTGGAATCCCGTTCAAGAGAATAAGGGTTCCGTTTGAAGCATTGACACCCTCACAGTTCAGTACACTCTCCTTTGTCAACAGCGTGTTTGTCTTTTTGCTGACTCTTGTGAGTAGTGCATAGTTGGTGACGATACCACAAGTCGCACCTTCTGGCGTTTCGGCAGGACAGATGTACCCAAACTGGGATGTATTGATTTGACGAATCTTGGCATTCTTACCCTCCTTGCCGATTGGAATCACAATGTGGCGAAGATGGGATAATGTCGCAGAGTATGACATTCGATTCAACACCTGCGACACACCCACCTTTGCGTGTGCTGTCTTCTTTGTACTCCAGTTTCCGGTGGAAAAGCAGCTCTTGATTCCCTTTGTTATGTTTGTATAGTGAGAGATGAGGGAAACAATATCCAGGCGTTTCTGAAGCTGAATTGTCATATTCTTCACGAAAGCGTCGTACACACACCGGAAAAGGTCGAACATAAGAATGCCAGTAGTCTCAATACGCTTATTCGCAGTGTTGTCACGGTCGTCGTCCTTGCGAATTCCGATATTGACTAAAATGAGCTTGTTAATCATGTATCCCAGAAACTTCGCTTTGTCATTCGTGGTTGCCAAAATTCCAAGATGCGGAAAAAGCTCACGCTCCACAATCTGCTTTGCGTAGGCCTCTTGCTTGTCTTTTGGAATGGGATACATCGGGTATTTCGAAATGTAGGAGAGTGCCGTGTCCTTTGAGTCGACGATGTACGAAGACTTGACGATGTTCTTCACGTACTTGCGACCCTTGTCATACTTCATGTCGATGAACGACGCGAATTGGTCAGGTTCGATTCCAAGTGCCCGAAATACGATTCCCGCCTCGATGTGTTCTTTGATATTGGGAAGAGACACGTACACATACTTTTCGTCCAAGGGCATCATCACCTGTACAACAACCGAGTAGCCAGTCTCCTCTGCGATTGAGCGAATTTCAGAGATAAACTTGTACTTTGCATTGTTTGTGACGCTTTGCTCGATGACTTGGACAAAGTTGTAGTTTGGACGCTGTTGTGCCACAATCACACGTTCAATCACCCTCTTCATACGGTCATGCTCCTTTCCTTTGATGATAAAGTAACCTCCTTGGTCGTAGCGACACTCTCCAAGTGCGACACGTTCAGTTTTTGTCTTATCAGAGAGGTTGCAAATGTCAGAATACAGCATCGTGGGGATTTGGCACAACGGGATGCGCTTGTGTGACTTCTGGGACACAAGCGCATCGTTCTCAAAAGTTTGTTCAAGGATGTTCACATAAACAGTAGACTGGTAGCACAACTCTCGGTCACGCGCTTCGGATGGATACAGAGGACGGATGCTTCGGTCTTCGTCGATGACAAAGGGATTAGCCACGTGAACTTGGTCGAAATGAAACAGCACCTTCTGGCCCGCACGCGGACACACGATGATGTCGCTCTTTTCGTCGATGACTCGTTGAATACCCTTGTTGACAAACTCGTTGTACGAGTCAATCTGGATATGGGCAACGCCATATTTCTCGAAATAATTCTTGAGCAGGAGCTTGACTTTTTCTTCTTGCATTTCTATAGTTATATTTTGTTCCTTGGATTCCGTAAAAAAATCATTTTTTAAAAAAAAATGATTAAATAAATGTCTGGACATATCAATGTAAATGAGAGTTCCAATCCTGTAGGCAAGACTCAGAAAGTATACGCGTCGTTAAGCAAGTCGACTACCGGCGCCAAGATGCCTCAACTTGTTCTGAACCCCAACGACCCGTCTTATTCCGTCCACCAGCGTGCTTTCAACAGTGGCAAGCTTCACCCCAACCAGAGTGTTGTCCCGGGAAGCTATCACAGCATCTCGTCAGCTTACGGCGCCGAGCCTAACCGTCTCTACACCACTCGTGGTTGCGCTTCTTCTAATGTAATGTAAATTTTACTTGTATCAAAATTGATTTATTTAAAAATTTTGATACCGATTTGTATTCTTTTCTTTTCTCTATGAACTATCCAGACAGCAAGCTTTCTGAAATCCAGATTGCGGTCAAGCGCCGAGATTTGGATTTCGTGCAACTGTTTATGAGCCAAACTCGGCGATTTACTTCCAATGGTTTCTTGTACACCCCTGGGCATTCCGGAATCACACGGCGAGTCATGTACGCAGCGTGTCTATTTGATGATGTGGAAGTTGCGGAAATGTGTATGAACACTGGTTGGGTCTATGACTATTACACCATTATAACAGCATTGCACGAGGGTGCAACCAAAGTTGCGGATTTCCTTTACGAAAAAGCTCGCGACCAAGACCTCAACAAGTACGTGAGAAGTTTTTTAGTGTTTGGGGGATGTAGCTCTTCTGTGAAAAAGTGTACGACTGCCCGCTGGTTGATTGCTCACGGCTACAAGTTTGGACACTCGGATTTGCGACACTTGGCGATTTGTGACGAGTTTGACGTGTTCAATATCATGTTTGACTCCATGACGTGTGCTCCGATGTGCGTGCCTCGATACAAGGAAATGTTTGATGATTGTATACGCAATGGGGCTTTTAGAGTAGCGCAGTTTTTTGAGTGTGTAATGGGTTTCGATGCGAAACAAGTATGTGCAGAAAAAGAGATGCTGGAGGTTTACAAAGACAGGTGTGCCAAACGAGGACATGCTGCCATAGTGATACAGATGAAGTGGCAAAACTATCGCCGTCGAAAGGACCCGAGCATCGCACTCAAAGAAGCTGCGGAGAGTTGGGACAAGTTGGTGGCAGAATTCCCAGAGAAGTTTAATTTGTAGTTGCTTTTATATATGAAAAAACATATAAAAGAAATACCCCATGCGGGACTTGAACCCGCAACCTTCAGATTAGAAGTCTGACGCGCTATCCAATTGCGCTAATGGGGCTCATATGTACTTTCTAACTCTTTAAATTAAACTTAATGATGTAACCCGTTAGAGAAATGAAGATATACACTCGAACAGGCGATAACGGGACCACCGGTCTTTATGATGGTTCTCGTGTTCAGAAGAGCGAACAAATAATAGATGTACTTGGAACTCTGGACGAACTTTCCGCGCACATCGGTATGCTTCTTTTCCACCTGAAAAAATCTTATATCACCGATGCAGTAGACAACCTCTCATTTATCCCTTTTCTTAAGAATCTTCAGTCTACGCTTTTAAACATAGGCAGCATCATAGCAACTCCCAACCCTTTACCCAATCAAACACTGCCTTCTATCACAGATTACAACGTACAATGTGTAGAGAAGCTCATTGATGCGATGGACACTCGGTTGAAGCCTTTGACTGTTTTCATCCTTCAACACGGAAAGAATGAGATGGAAGCTTGGTCGCACATCTGTAGAACTATCACAAGACGCACCGAAAGGGAGCTTAATAAGTATGGGAACGTAGATGAAACTATTTTGAAGTTTGTAAACAGGTTGAGTGATTTTTTCTTTACGCTTGCCCGTTACGTGAGCGAATAAATATAATGAAAATAAGGGCAAAAATCATTAGAAAATAAATCACCATCAAAATTCCAAATCTTTGTTCATTCAAATTGCACATAAGACATGTATCTTGCACCGATGAAATGTGCAAACCTTGACGTGTCAACCCGGGTGCATCGTAGAGCTTTATACCTTCCAAGACAGCCGAAAATGACATATTACTGTCTATCTGAACCTCAATGGGAAACACGTTTTTGAGTAGCTTTTTCGCACCCGCATTTGTCAATATGTAAGCGTGAAGACCGAAGAATACCCCTTCGATTCTATCAAAATACTCGTTATACCTTTTCCCTAAAAAGTTGTCACTGACTCCTAAGAAAATGCCGTCTGCATCGTCGGGTATGAATTCAAGTCGTTTTTGAAATTCTTCTTTAAAGTTGTCTACGAATTTCACGTCATCTTCAAAAATGGCGCAATAAGGTAAATCGTCTTCAATCATCATATTCCAAATAAGAACGTGTGAAAGATAGCACCCAACAGCACCCCAACTCGAAAGCTGTGCGTCATATTTTCTCTTTTTGTCTGTTTTCAAACTGTACCGAGCCCACAGAGTTAGTAAGTTTGACAACCCACCCAAGCTATCTACTAAGTTTTGAGTGTTTTCGGAAACCGGTTCTCCATTGTCCATTTTTCCAATTTCGTTTCCGTTTATTCCAGGAAAAATCTCGACATCTTCGAACCCGGCATTGCGTATCATATCTAAGATGTTACTCCAGTGGTGTTTGTTTTTTTCTAAACTAATACAAAAGGATTTCATTTATTACAACGCTTATAATAAATGATTAACGTGAGAATGTCTGAGCTATTTCTTACCTTTCTTTTTTGTATTATCGTATTTACAAACGCCTATATGAACTTTTTTAAGATGTCTTTTGAAAAGGCTGCATTCTCTTCTATAAGAATACAAACCCTTTCCGGTTCGGCTGTGCAACCAGAATCTCAGGAACACAAATTACTCATATCGCTTCAGTCTGTTTTAGCGTATTTGATAACATCGGGGTTATTGATTCTTTCTGTCGATTTTAAATAATTTTTTTATAATAATAAATGTCCTATACACTCCCTATATTACTATTCGTACTTGGTGCAATTCTGATTGCTCTTTCCAGCATGATAACTGAGAACACCAAAAATCTCGCCGTTGATAGCGATGTAGCTCGTTGCAACCAGGGCATCTACACTATGGCCATCATTTTTATGACTGTCGGTGTAACTATGCTTGCTTTTGGTGGAAGCACAGCGACAATTAGTGGCACAAAAGGTCTCGCTTTCATAATCACACTCGGCATTGTACTGCTCGTTTTGGGTGCTATAATTGTCGACAAGACTTCTGATAACGCCAAGAACGCTGCCGTCGGTGTCCTTATCATCGGCATTGTTTTCATTGTAGGTGGCGGCGCTTCTGTCATGTCCCAGCACACAGATAAGCTGAAGAGTTTCGCATCCAGTTTGACCTCTTCCCCAGTAAGTCTTCCCGCAAAGTTTCGCTGCTATTAAACGCGCAATTTAGATAAAATATAAATTACTTATTTTATCCTTTCACACAAGTTCTTTCCTGATTCTTTGGAGAAGCTTCCCCATTCGGTTGTGTTCCTTGTCTTTCCAAAACGTTTTTAGAACTGACAAGTAGATGATAGGACCAAGGTAGGTATTGAGAAGATTTGACCTGAGTTCTTCGTTTTTCTCAAATTTCTGTTTCACCAACTTGTGCATCGTCTCCTCTTTGACATTCGACCAATCGTGCCTCAACTTAACAGATTTTCCTAACATCTTTATCTCCTTTATCGTCTTTGCAGATTTGAGTTGCTCGATATACTCGGTATTCTTAGGATTTTTCATCGCTTGATATGCGGCTTCTACATTTGGAAAGACTCCAATATTTTCTACACTTATTTCGCACTTGAATGAGTTACTCATGTACGTGTTAATTTTTGAGTTGAAATAAACAGGGTGGAACAGCTTCAACACAACGTCTTTCTGCATAAAGGTTTGCGGCGACCCGATTCGTCGCCATTTATCACGCATCTCTTTCCTCTGTTGATGGTAGTATCGAGTCAAGTCGAGTGCATACTCTGGCGGGATTTTGAGATACAAACAAAGCAGACACGCAACTACTACGCCGGACCGTCCATGTCCACCTTTGCAATGGATGTAGATTTTTTCTTTATCTTTGAGTGACTTTATGAGTTGGTAGACCATATAGATAAACTTGGAAAAGGAAACCAAGTCTCGAGGGATTTTTCTGTCTTGAATAGGAAATTTTATTTTGGTGTACTTTGTGATGTAGTGGGAGATTCTGACATCTTTTGGGCTTGTCAAGTCAATGAAATAGACAACACCCAGGTTTTCTAATATTTCGGCTCTATTTTGGTCGGGCATACTTCCAAAGAGCGCTTTATGCGGAATAAAATAGGAACTCGTTTCCATTTTATTTTATCACAATCGTTATAAATAAACAATTTATTAATAAAGATGACCGAAGTAATAACCATTGATGTATACCCGTCGGATACAGAGTATACGATTCAACAACGTGTTGCCGCGAAATTAAACTCGACACCTAATTACATCAGTGTCGATTTGGATTTGCGTCAAATAAGGTCTGAAAAGACCGCGACTATCGAAGTCGTAAACTTGCTGAGAATTTTAAAAGACAGGCGAGATAAGACCTTCAAATTCTATAAAAATACAGACGTGTACAATGCCATTAAGAAAAAGGTAGGAAAGAACTTTTCTCTTTTGGATGATGTCATTGCTCCCTTTATCTACTTTAGGGTTTCCGACGATGAAGAGTTTGCCCAGACCGAGTATATCGACTACGCACAGCACGCAATAAAGAGTATAGAGACTCTCGGAGAAACGGCTCCTGAAATAGATATCTCTAATGTATCTCAAAAGAAGGCGGAGTTTTTGAGTAAGCTCGAAGCGGCTATTGATGAAAACAAGAAAGCCGTAGCCAAGTTTGTCGAGGGGTACAAGAAGCTCGAGAGTATGGTTGGAAAGCCGTACACCGATTTTGAACTTGAACGCGTGGAAATTCAGCTTACGATGAATTTAAAAAATATGGATATCGTGTCGGTGTTCAACCGCATTATTTTAACAAAGGATGTTCCTTTCGCGTCCCTTAACGACTACTACAAAATTCTAAAAGGAACAGTTCCGCCTCTGATAAAGGCAAAAGAAATGGGTAAAATAACTCTTCTTGTTGGCGCACCGGAAAAGTCCGAAGAAGACGAAAAGGATGAGGATATAGAAGACGAACTTACGCTTGTAACTATTCTTGAAAAAGATGAAGAAATAGTTATGAGGATGGATTTGGAGATTGCAAATCAACGTAAGAAAACCGACGTGATTGAAAAGGTTCTTAAAGTTTTTCCTATGCCGGTTCGGATTATAGGAGAAACACCTATCGGTGTCAACGGCGTGTTCTACTTTCCAACGCAAATTCTTGATCCTGCGATTTTCGCACACCTTCTCCTAAACGATGTTGCTTTCTACAAGACCCTCGCCATCAACGAGAGTGAGAAATCGACTAAGACAAAAGAGGGAATCTACACGTATTTCAATGCTGGAAACGAGATTATCAGTTCTGTAATCACACCCAAAATAGTTTACTCGTATGACCCCACTATGAGAGACAAGGACAGAGCCGTATTTCCAGAAGGTGATTTCTACGTAAGTGTGCGTATTTCAAAGGCATCCTCTGTTGAAGTCGTGAAGAAGTATCAAGAGACCCTGTCCAAGATTTTCAGTCTTTATGATATTGAGTATAGGGCGGTTCTTAGATTGTACAAAATGTTTCTGGACCCCCTGGGCTTAGAGATTGGAAGGCCTACGCGAGGAAAAGTCAAGTCATCTACCAAGGTTTTCTTGAGAAAAATGATTCCCGAACTCTTTACACCGAGATACTCTCGTTCCTGTAGAAAACAGCCTATTATAATTAACGAGGCTGATAAAACCAAATACGCTAACGCCTTGTTGTTCCCCAAGTCCCCAGCAGAAGGTCCTCAGAGATTGTATGCGTGTGACCACAAGGATGACAAGTTCGTGGGTTTGAGAGTAAACGACCCGAAATCCGAATACAGATTTGTTCCGTGTTGCTACAAGCTCGACCAAAGACTTGATAGAAATTCTTGGTATAACATCTATACAAATTGGACTCCAGGTCAGGACATCGATGACGAGTGCCTTTTTGAGAGCGATAGCGCTCAGCAAAACATAACCACGACCAAGAAACTTGCAAGATATGGGCTGTTTGGCCATCTCACAGACTTTGTAGATATAAACACGGTTTTCAAGCACGACAGTTACCTTAGACGCGGTATGGACAGAAGCAGGTTGTCTTTTTTGCAGTGTGTCTTTGAAGCAAATGAAGTGAGCTATGGACAAAATGGAGGGACGTGCAAAGGCCGTGTTGGATTGCTCAAGAAAATCATTGAAGATATTACAAACAAACCCTATCTTTTAAACATCACAAAGCAAGGGTTTCACAACAAGACCGTTGATGAAATCAGAGACATCATTCTCGATAAGAGCGCGTATTTCGACCCCAGATATTTCATACCACTTCTTGAGGTTTACTTTGAGTGCAACATTTTTGTGTTTACACCAACATCGCTGATTGTCCCTGAACATCTTCAGAATTTTCTTCACCTTGTCAGAAACGCGAAAGAAAAAACCATCATAATTCTGGAACATATGGGTACAGAAGGTGAGAACATAACACATCCACAGTGCGAGTTGATAGTCAGAACAGATACACCCTTGTACAAAAGCGGTTTCGAAAACGCGGATGAGATTTCGGGACTCGTAAGAACGATTTTCGATGATATGTGTGTATCACGTACGCTTGACCGCAGAGTTATGTATTACACACCCGAGTTTGCCGGCCACGCAAAAATCTATAGTCAAATAATAAATGATTATGGGAAAACGTGTGGCATGTTCCTCGAGTTTGGTTCAGAACCCGTTTTTCTATATTCGAAGACAGCTCTTCCTCCTCTTCCTGTTAATAATAACCCAAACGAGGATATCATCATCACCCATTTCAACGTTGCCATGAATTTCTCATCTCTGCCCTTTGTAGTTGAACGGAAAAAGGTTGTCAGTTATGGAGAAATCATCGCCATTGAGATTAAAACCGTGTTGGACAATGTCTACTTCATTCCCGTGATGTTTAAGCAAAATTTTGATGAAATAAACCTTCCAGTTTCAGACGAAAAGATTTTCTTTCCTCGTACAGGTTCTTATTTGACTTACTTTAACAAACAAAAACGAATGAGCCACTACTTAAGTGAATATTGCAAGTATCTATTCTCGTACTTTGTTTACCAAGGCAATCACTACGACATAACAGACGAGGTTTACAATGCTTTCATAGAGGCGTCTTTTGTTATTGATACAACCTATCGATATGACGAAGTGCCTTCCAAGTTTGGAGTAGTAAACGAAGGCTTTGTAAGAAACTCGCAAATCATCATCAACAGTAACAACTTGCTTATCAAACTTATTTACATCCTGAAAGCAGAAAAAGAACAGATTTTAGATTACTATCAGCTTGAAAACATAAAGGAAGTTTTCAACGACATTTTAGATTTTGACCGACACCCATCACAAATCCTATTTTACGGTCGAAGTACCCTTGTCAAGTTTATAAAAGAAGCCACTTCTGTTCACGGCATAAACGAAAAGATTTTGGTTAAGCCGAAATCTCCCTATTTCTTCTCAAATCCAAATCTCGACAGAAACATGTATCTTGCAACAGACGTTGATTCTATGGTCACGGCTTTGTCATATGCAAACAACTGGAACACCAAGGGATTTGCATATAGTTTGCCTCCGATAAGTGATGAAGATGAGGACAGAATAAACATAAGCATTTACAACTTCGTAAGCCAAAACGAAATCATACCCATTCACGACGCAAGAAGTAAGGATAAGATACTGGTTTACAAAGTCGGAGATAAGTTGGGTTTCGTTGTTCTTCTCGGAAAAATTTTTTAAGCGTATCTGACGCACAAAAGATATTTGAGTGATTTTTCTAATCATTTAATGAGAAAGATTAGAAAAAAAATGTACAACAACGTTTTGGCGCTGGGAATCATTTACGTTGTCGTTCTCACATTTTTCTCAATGAGATGGAAAAATGTTGAAAAAATCGACATGCTTTACACATTCAACGGAGACCAAAACCTCTTTCTTGAAGACAAAGGCATCTTCCATAGGAAATACATGAAGGAAATAAGAAATCTCAAAACAGACCTGGAAAAGAGCGAGTGGACAAGTGAACGCCTCAAGGACTTGTTCCAGATGTTTGTGGCTGCAGACGTTTCTTTGTGGCCTTACCAGATGGCTGTATCGGCGTTATCCTCATGTGTTGTGATTAGTCACCTCAACACAAAAATGACTTGGGTAAATTTGATAACGTGCAGTTTCATCTTTTTCGTGCTTATGGACCTCCCGAGACGGTTTATGGCATTTCACAGGAACGCTTTAATCGCAAATAAAGCCATAAATCTACACACTTATTACTACAAGTATCTAAAAGGGCGAGAATCAGTTGAGCGTAAAAAGGTAGATAGTCTGGTTGATGTCGCTTAGCATATCATCTCTGATGTTGAGCAGGTCCGAGTCGTGCTTACCAAGAGATTCTGTAAGTTCGGTTTCCAACCAGTTTCTGATAAACTTCAGGAGGTTTAACCCCTCTTTCTTGTCGAAATTGAGCAATACAACATCAGCGTTCTTTGTAAACTTGACTCTACCTTTCTTCGCTTGCATTATCTCAACAAACTTGTCGACGTTTGCAGAAAGTTTTGTATAAAGAGCGTCGGTTGCAATGTGTGTGGAATACGAAGTAGTTTGCCAGTGAAGTATTTTGACACTTATTTGAAATTGTAGAAACATTCTAACGATTGAATCCATTTATTATGAACTGAAATTAAAAACGTGTAGATGAAAAAAAATGTCGGAACTTGATATTGTGTTTGAAGGGGACAATCCAAATAACCTCCCAAAAAATTTTGACCCAGATTTTTTCGCAAGAGTAAGTGCGTCGAGGATGTGTTTCAAAATCACTTGTTACATACTGGGAAACTATAACTTGAAAAACGAAACAGTGACTTACATTCAGAATAAAATCTACTCATTTCACACGATGATAAAGAACATCAACGAGATTAGCTACGTGTTGTACCACAAGTATGGTATCACGTTGAATCTGATTTCAAAGTATGCTCATAGATACAGAAAGTAAAATGATATTTTTCCTCATTGTGAAAACATATAATTATTTTCACAATGGCTCTCATTGGCTATACACGTTTTGTTAACCAACCTGTCTACAAAACCACCTTCATTGTCCCAGTCGATGATGTCCATCACACCCATTTCAGCTTGGGCAAACGCATAGAGGGTGGGATACGTGATATTGCGACGGACGCTCACCCGATTGACGAATGCAAAAATCCAAATTGGTTCATCGGGGATGTGTTTGCCAAGGATAAGTTTTCGAACGTTGTTATGATGGGATGCCCAATAGACCAAGTGCCTGACTGGACAGACGAAGAGGCCGAAATTTTGGCGTTGACACTTTGCCCCCAAACAAGGGAACGCTACGAATACTTAAAATCTCGTTTGGAGCGGGACGCGATTCTTTGCTCCGAACTAATCCGTGAAACAAGGCCGATAAACCCGGTGGAACAAGACGAGGACGAGAACGATGATTTGGATGTGACCGGACCCAATGAATGAAGTTCTTAAGCGTCCGTACGTGACCTAAACATCTTGGGGTATTCCAAGTTACCAGTGTTACAAGCGTACTCGAATGCGCGTTTGTAACTGGCAATAATCCAAGCCATAATGATAAAGTTGGCGATTAGGTTTACAGTAGCACCCGTCATACCGTAATTGCCATAAAACATCATACACGTACCAAGCGTCCACACAACACCGATAAAGATGTAGTCGGAAAGTGCGTCAGCTGCGTGCTGGATAGTGGTTTGGTCCTTTGAGAAGTTTTTGACCGAGAACTTGGAGCTCATTTCAACAGACCCGATGGCAAATTGCATACTCGCGAAAAGGATGGCTTTTCCCATAATTGTAACTATGCCCTTTTTTCTTGCATAATAATCTTGCATACTCATTTGATTAGCTGCCTGATTCATATTTATTATCAAATGACATATAAAAAAACAGTCTTTTTTTAAAATGGGTTCTTATGGCGAGCTATTAGACTCTAACATAAATTTGGATAAACTATCGACTTACACTCTTTTCTCGGCTTATTTTAACAATCCGAGAATGAGCCTGTTAAGAGAAGACGGAAGTAATGTGGTTTACTGCTGTAAAGTTAGGTGCGGACTTTCAAGACAAAAGCGATACATCATTGCAATCGTTCCCAAGGATGGGTACACCCAGTATGCAAAAACTGCAAGTCTCTCCGACTTGTATTGGAGTATACTTCAAACCAGAACACTTGACGAAGACCAGGTTGTCCCCGTCCACTTCTACACGCCAAAAGACGATAATCACAACATCATCAAGATAAAGCAGAAAACATCGGAAAAGTTTATCTACTCATGTACCACTTTCCCTGTAACAGTTTCTTTACTGAACACAAAAACCCAGACACAACCGTACAGCGATTCTGGGACACTTGGCCTGGCACTTGAGACATACAACTGTGTCGTCTATCTTTCTTAATTAAGTCTATTGAGTTAATTAAGGCTCTTCAACGTCTGCGGCGGAAACCAGCTTTGGGAGGGTTTGTGATGTTGTAGATAAGCACACCTATCGCAATCACAAGTACAATCATAAGACCAATAAACATACCCTTTCTCGCATCTGACACGCTTTTTACAGCGTCTTTTATTAAATTTTTTCCTATAGTTGTTATACTAACTTTAAGGGGTTTACCGTCCTCCTGTATCTTTCCGAAAGCGACAATGATACAGTCGTTTGGTTTGAGCTTAATTTTAATTTCTTCTAATAAAACCATCTCTTGATTCTTTACAAATAAAATTTGGTCTAAATCAGGCAAGGCGTCGTTGTATTGAACTATGACGAGACCGTCGTTTACGCCGAGTACGGAATTCAGTACCATAGTAAACATTTCGGTTTTCGAAGAGTTGTTGTAGATTGCAGTGATAACACTACCTGACGTTATTTCAATATTCGAGGGAAGTGCTTTTATATCAGAAAGACCTGTGATAGTCTCTATATTATGATTCGACAGGGTTTGCCCGGAAAACATGCCAGCAATGCCGTAAACGGCGTCAGTATTTATTATCGAATTTTTACCGGTATTATACATCTGCATCAAGTTTGTAAGTTCGTTTACGGGATTCAACATAAACTGACCCATTTGATTCAACAAAAAGTTGTCCATTTATCTTAAACTTTATTTCTAAAAAATTAGAAATAAAATACGCACCAAGAGGGGTTTGAACCCACGACCTTTCGGTTTCGTTGTCCTAAACTTTAAGACTTAACAGCCGAATGCTCTGCCAGCTGAGCTATTGGTGCATATGTATGCGGTATTTCTTTAAATGGATTTGTCGCCTCACTCTACGCTGTGTCGTCGCCTCACTCTACGCTGTGTCGTCGCCTCACTCTACGCTGTGTCGTCGCCTCACTCTACGCTGTGTCGTCGCCTCACTCTACGCTGTGTCGTCGTCAGCCAAGTTCAACCAAGTTTTAATGAGAAGAAACATACAACTACGGCACACTCTACTCGTCGACAGCACACTCTCTACTCGTTGTCAAGGCGGATGACGGGCGCCACCATCTTGTACTTTTTGGAAATCTCCTGCATCTGCGCGTTTCCAAACTCTATCAGCGCGTCGAACCGCCGCACGTACGCGTCCTTCTCGTGGTCTGGAATAAACCACTGTCGACTCGCAGCACGTCGTCGTTCGTTCGTCGTCGACCACATCTCCTGAAATATCGCCTTCCCACCTTCGACGACCGCCTCGTACACTTGGAACACGTCAGTGTTTTTCTGGTAGAGTTTGTCGACCTGTTGGAGTCGGGTGGCAAGTTTCTTCTGGTCAATCTCTCCCAGCAGGTACTTGACACGGAGGTTGGTGTTGTCGACGCGCGCCGGCGCGTGGTGCACACCTTGTATGTGGGCGACCAAGCGGTGGACATAGCCGAGACGGCTGCCGGCCTTCCCCGGAGCAAAAAACCCCATCAGCGTTCCGTAGGTAATGTCTTGGACGCACCCGGGAGGACGGTCACCTTCTACTCTGGGCGCTTGTCCGTTGTGCATCTTCCGCTGCCACTCGTAGTAGTGGGGATTGTGCACTTTGCCCGTCTCAATCTTCCCTGTCGACCACGAAAACGCCGTCTGGCACTGTGTGCACCACATCTGGTCACAGCCGTCGATTTTGAAGATAGGAGCTGCGCACTTTGGGCACGGCTTGCTCGACTTCTTCAACAACGTCGCCGACTCCACGTCTTCTTTCTTGCACTCGTGTCCGTCGCCCGGTGTCATCATACACTTCTTGCAGACACCCAACCCGCATAACCCACACGCGTGAGTCGACTCGGTGACAAACCCACGACAGTCGACTGCTGCACACTTGCAGACGACGGGGTCGACAGCCGCACGCACCGGTTGTGCTGCCTGAGCGGTCGCCGCACCGTAGACAGGCACACCGGCTCGTAGCACAGCGATTCGCTGACGCAACTCCTTCGCCTCCTGTGATATCTCCCGAAGACGCGCCGTCAACACAGCCATTTCTTCTGCCGCCTCCCGTCGACGTCTCTCTGCAACGACAGCCGTCTGTGTTTCCGGCATCAACGCCATCTCCCTGTCCAGAAGGTACTTCTCACGCATCGTCTTGTATGTCTTCAGAAATCCGGGGATAGCGGTTGCGATGAACTCCCGAGTGAAGACGACGCTGCACGACGGACAATTAATGTCGGTCTGTGACACAGAGTACGTCTCAAGGCACTTCTTGCACGTGTTGTAGTTGCAAGCAGGGCATTGGATGACGCGGGGTACAGTCGTGTAGCAGATTTGACAGTCCATTTTCTCAAAGTGTCTTTCCAGTCCAAACTTTGCAGAAAAAAATCAATTTTGCGTGTTTACCTAAAAAGGGGACGCGGGACAACGTTTCTTGTGCAGTACTTTAATGAATCAAAGGTCATACAAAACGTAAACAAAGGCAAACACACGACACACGACACACGACACACGACACACGACACACGACACACGACACACGACACTCACTCCTGCCCCGCTTCAAAGCCATCGGTCCAACGGCAGCATCGGCAGACACGGGCGCTGGTGCCGACGGGAGTGAGAAAAGCGTCCGACAACGGGGCGTCACGAGGGAGAGGGAGACTGGGGTAGTTGTGGGCCGCGCTGGTGCCGACGGGAGTGAGAAAAGCGTCCGACAACGGGGCGTCACGAGGGAGGGCAACGCTGAATGTCTCAACGGAGCATCCTTCGCGAAACGTGTTGTAAAACGCGCCTGCGCCGGGAAGAAGGATGCTTTCAGAGGTAACCGGTTCTGCAACCTCCAAATTCACGCCAAAGGAACGAACAAGAGGAAAGGAACGCGGGGCGACTTCGTCGTCTTGGAGAAAGGGAAGTGTGATGTCCCGATTTCCAAACGCCGACTTGTAAATCTGGCACTGGTGGAGATACTTCTCACAGTGCTCGTCGCAGACTGGGAGTCCTAAAACACCCGCGTTTCCACACACCCGCTGTTCCTCTGTCTCGTCGGGGTTTCCGAGCTTCACATAGCGACATGTTGGCGAAGTCCGGTACTCCCCGCTTGAAACAACACAGTTTTGGCGGAAGCCTACGAAAGGATACTGTTGCATTTCTAACATAATTTTGTTGGAAAGACATCTTAAAATTTTTCAATTTTAAATCTACTTGTGTATTATCGAAGCGTCAATCAGTTCGGTGAGAATGATGGTAAAAACTCCACCCGGATAACGGTCCCTATCAACATATCCATGCTTTTCGAGCTCCACGGACCCATTTTTCAAAATGCATATAACGTTATTCTCAAAAAAAGTCATCGAAATTAATCTTATGATTCCTTGTGTGTTATTTTTCTTTATATGTTCCTGTAAAAGTTCAAAAATATAATTATCTATACCTGATACCTTTGCTTTGTATACACCTTTCTTACCTGTAAGAGTAACTTTTGCATCCCCAAAATCCCATTGCTGAAAAGTTTCGATAAGTGCGTCTTTCACAGCCATTTCTATATATTGTGTGAAATTCTTACCTTCCATGACGCTAAAATCGTCGAGTGCCGGATATAAAACAATCTTAAACTTCATTTCTGCTGCATTAACTTTAGCCTTGGGAGTTTTAGCGGCCTTGGGAGTTTTAGCGGCCTTGGGAGTTTTAGCGGCCTTGGGTACTTTAGGAGCCTGAGCCTTGGACGCTTTAGGAGCCTGAGCCTTGGACGCTTTAGTAACAATCTTTGTCCATCTGTATACACCCTTAACAGTGGGCTTGGAAATCCAGTCATTTCCGTCATTGCCCTTAAAGATTTGGTTTCTGCATCCGGGGTCATTCGCCGCTCTCGGTGGAGACGGTCTTTCTATAAACTTCTTAAGAGTTTGTATGTCACACATTTATTTATTTTAAAGAAAAATAATATTCAAAAAACCGTTTTAAAGCATTTGGGCATAACCAGCGGCAACAGCAGGTGCCTCGATTTCTATAGCCTTTCGAAACGCCTTTATCAACATATTGATAAGGTCTTGCTTGCGTGCAGTAGAGTAACCAGTGAGCATTGAAGCATACTCAACGCCTCTGCTCATTTCACGAGCTGCATCTCTGAGCTGTAATACGGTATATAACTCCAACTTGCTTTTAGCGGCCTTGGGTGTCTTGGGTGCTTTAGGTGTCTTGGGTGCTTTAGGTGTCTTGGGTGCTTTAGGTGTCTTGGGTGTCTTGGGTGTCTTGGGTGTCTTGGGTGTCTTGGGTGTCTTGGGTGTCTTGGGTGTCTTGGGTGTCTTGGGTGTCTTGGGTGCTTTAGGAGCCTTGATAACAATCTTTGTCCATCTGTATACACCCTTAACAGTGGGCTTGGAAATCCAGTCATTTCCGTCATTGCCCTTAAAGGTTTTACCTTGGCATCCGGGGTCACTCGCCGCTCTCGGCGGAGACGGTCTGTCTGTAAACTTCTTGAGAGTTTGTACGTCACACATTTTATTTTAAAGAAAATAAATTCAAAAAAAATGATACTTGTTTTATGTGGAAATATTGGCTGTGGAAAAAGTACGGCGTGTGAATATTTAGTTCAGAGTTTAGGTTTTCAAGAAATGTCATTCGCCGAGCCATTAAAGAAACTTGCTGTATCTCTTGGATTCAACGAGAAAGACGTTTATGGGACTCAAGAAGAGAAGGCTCAGATAAACCCGTATTGGGGAATTTCGGGAAGACAGTTTATGCAACGATTTGGAACCGACATTACAAGAAAGAATAGCCATCTTTTAGGTGAAGGGATAAGTAATGTATGGATAAAAGCTGTAGAATGTAAGATTGCGAAAGCTAAGAATAATCTCGTTATATCAGATGGTCGTTTTGAAGACGAAATCGAAGCCGTCCGAAAGTATGGAGGAATCGTAATTAAGTTGACCAGAAAAACCCCTTACGAGTGCACACACGAATCAGAGCAAAATTTTGATAAGATAAAGGCAGACTACGAGTATAACAATGTTGGGAGTAAAGAAGACCTTTACGAGTTTCTGAAAGGTTTAAATTGATATTTTTTCAAACTTAATTTATGTTTGAAAAAAGATTGAACACAAATATGTTGAGACATTGTTGTAGACTTTTTTTCGACAAAACAACCGCAAAAGCGTTCCTTACAAAATGCTACCTTAAAGAAGGACACCTCATAACAAAACCGGTTATGACCGATGCGAAGACAGAGCGAGTGAAAAGGTTGAAAGAGCAATTATCACTCTCAAAAGTGAAACACGAGGATACAGTGGCGAAGCTCCCGACGTTAAAAGATGCAAATGTTTATTGCGTTCTCCACAGCGTATCTGCTCAGCAGTACGGCCCTCTATTGGAACGATATATCAGGACAAAGTTCAACTATGCAAAAAACAACTCAAAAAATTGCACAGGTGATTGCTCCAAAGATGGGAAAAACTCTGAAATAAAAGTGTCCCTTGGCGGAGCCACACATACAAAGTTTAATTTTGTTCAAATTAGACCTTCCCACGATTGTGAGATGTACATCCTTGTAGCGTATCACCTCTCGTCCGAAAATGTCGAATCGGAAGGCGAGTTGTATGTTTTTAAAGTCCCCAAAGAAGCCATTAAAAAAATCGTGGTATTGTACGGTGGATACGCACACGGAACTATCAAAGAACACGGAGCCATAACATCCGAGTCGTTAAATGAAGAAAAAAGCACCAAAGAGTATGCGATTCGGCCGACTGTCAATGATGAATGTTGGAAAGCCCTGCTAAAATTTCGAGTGGGTGAAGAGAGTCTTTAATAAGTGTCGCTGTACAGTCTTACAAGTTCGCCTCTTCCAATCGAGTTTTGTCTCGCCGTATCAAGACTTACAGTGTAATCAAGTGAGCTGAATCGCTGCTTTAATTCGTCCTTTTCTATTTTGGACCGAATCCAGTGCCAACTTTTAGGACGCAATGTTTCGAGATTTACGTCTACGATTTCACCACATTTTCCGCCATACGCACGAATGGCAAAGTCTGCGTCTTTTGGAGGAGTAGGTTGTCCGTTTAGGTTCTTTGGTCCAAAGGCCAAAAAATCCCAATCATCGTGTGAGGTTGCTAATTCAACCATATCCCGTTTTGAGTCTCTTTTTTCCCAGATTTGGAAACAGCATTTCGCCATCATAACAGGACTAAACGAACACGGTTCTATAGGGATTTCTTCGTCAAATTTCAAATGAAAGTTTGGATTTAGTTTGTTGTGAATGCTTACACGACGAAATGTTCTTGGAACAATGAATGCAATCACGTCAGCCCATTTTGCGGCGTGATTAAAAAATTTCACAGCAAGCGAACTTATCCTACCAAACGGGGGATTACCAACTACAAGAATTTTTCCGACTCCAACTCCATTCGGGGGTGTATACGTAAGAAAGTCTTGCTTGATAATGTCCTTGTGTTCTGGGGAAATGTCTATACCAAGCTTTTTGTCTGTGGGAATTCTCAGCAGAAAACTTCCATTTCCTGCACTCGGTTCAATAACAAGGCCCCACTCAGACCAATCAAAGAATTCTCCGACACGAGTTAAGCACTTTTCGGAGATTGTTGGAACCGTATAGAACTTATCTACCTGCACTATCCCTAAAACTTTTCTGACTTTTTCTTCGACCAGAGCATCAAAGGCATTGTTCTTTTCGCAAGGACGTTTGCGGTTTTTGTGGGCTTGTAAATGCCCTTTTTGTTTAAAAACTTTTAAGCAGATTTCACATACGTGCATCACTAATTGGTTAAAATTAGTGATTCTATCTTAAAATCAGTTTAATTCGAACTAAAACAGTATCTATAATAAATGACAATTGGAGTTATTATAAACCTCTCAAAAAACGAACTCAAAGTTTTCAAAGACCATTGCGGTGCGGTGAAACCAGAAAACTTTGCGTTTATCGTTTTGAGCGATGATGATTTTACACGCTTGGAGGATTCCCAAGACAAAAAGATGCTGTTAGAATCCCCCGAGTTTTTGAAAAAGATAAAGTATAAGATGTGCGGCATCTACGACTCAAAAGACAACGTCTTGACCGTCCAAGACTGTGACGAAAAATACGCTGATTTACTCTTTGAAACCATAAACAAATACTTTGAAAACGATTTGAGCATAATCGTGCCTTACAAACCCGAGTTTTTGGACCAAGGGTTCAATGATATTTTTGAATGCAATGTCGGACTTTGTATGAAGAGAAAAAATGAATTCCTCAATAAAGCTGACAAGAAGAGTGCAAAGATACAAGTATCGTATTTGAAAAAGATGGTTGAAAAAGACCACTGTGTTATCAGTCTAAAACTCGAAAACGACACGATTGAGTATCTTCAACACGTAACCCGAGCTGGCGTAACACCAAATAAAAACGGTGATGGTATGAGTCAAAAAGAGGTTTTTGGAAAGTTTAAAATAAGCAAAAGCGAGATGCATAACGGAAGCATAACACACACATTGCAATTAGACAAGTCCAGTGTCGTGTATGGAGAGGAAGATGAGATTACGACTACAGGCTCCCTTTATAACTTTCATTCACACCCGCACAACGCATATGTGATGTATGGAGCGAAATACGGAGTGCCTTCTTTGTCTGATTACATTGCCGTGTACACCTTATGTAGGGCACAGAATACGATAGTTCATTTCGTAGCCACATTGGAAGGGTTGTACGTCATCTCTATTAATCCCAAGTCTAAGATATGCAAATTACCTCTAAAAGAGGGTGTGAGCTTTGTCAAGAAAAATCTCAGGTACAACGAAGGACACAATATCGAGGATTTGGACCATTATATGAAGTACGTGAACTCGAAAGGAGTTTTTAGAGTAGATTTGATTCCTTGGAAAAAGGTTTCTGAAAAAAGTATTTCAATCGAATTTCTCAAACTCGGAAAAATGTGTGTGATTCACGAAAATTAAAATCTTTTTTTATAATCATTTAAATAAATGTCCACCTACCGTGAATACATAAAAAACAATTTTCATTCCAAGAGAAGTACCATGGGTGGTGCTCCTGCTACAGATGTGATGTCGGTGCTTGCCGCCGAGTGGAGAGCTACGTCTGGCAAGCCTCCGGGTGTCAAGAAGAGCAGATCCCCGGGTGCCAGAAAGTGCGGCAAGGTCGCCAAGGCTAAGTGTGCTAAGAATGGCAAAGTATGCCATATGGGTGCCAAGAGACGCAGTTGCAGAAAGTCTCCCACCGTTGTGTTGTCCGCTCGTCGCTCTCACAAGCTCTCCGCTCGTCGCTCTCACAGCCGTAAGCTGAAGCTCTCGGTTCGTCGTTCTCACAGCCGTAAGCTCCACCTCTCGGTTCGTCGCTCTCACAAGCTCTCCGCTCGTCGCTCTCACAAGCTCTCCGCTCGTCGCTCCCATAGCCGTAAGCTCCACCTCTCGGTTCGTCGCTCTCACAGCCGTAAGCTCCACCTCTCCGCTCGTTGCTCCCAGAAGCTCTCCGCTCGTCGCTCCCATAGCCGTAAGCTCCACCTCTCGGTTCGTCGCTCTCACAGCCGTAAGCTCCACCTCTCTGCTCGTCGCTCTCACAAGCTCTCCGCTCGTCGCTCTCACAAGCTCTCCGCTCGTCGCTCCCATAGCCGTAAGCTGAAGCTCTCAGTTCGTCGTTCTCACAGCCGTAAGCTTCAGCTCTCTATCCGCAAGCTGAAGCTCGCCATTCGTCGCTCTCTCAGCCGTAAGTAGATGTTCATAGTTTATATTAAATTTTCTTAATATAACGAAATTGAATTTTTCAAAAAACATAAACCGACAAAAGTATTTTGAAATGGAGAATATGCCCGACGTCATTTCCCGATTTCCCGAGGAAGCATACGAGGTCTCGTTTATCACGGACACGTGTTGCTACAGGGTTAATGGATACACGTGCACGTCTGCGAGTATGGTGAACGACGAAGAAGTCATTGTCCCGGTGTGCAGCGTTCACTACTCGGATTTCATACTTGCACTGACTATCCGAGAGAACATGCAACGGCGTCAACGGCGTCAACCGAGTCAACCGAGTCAACCGAGTCAACCAACACCGTTTGCAAACATTCCGTTGTACATCGAACCAAGTGACAAGTGCTCTGTCTGCACGGAGAGTGACGAGCTGCTGTCACTTCCTTGTCGGCACGTTGCATGCTTCTCCTGTTACGAAAGACTTGAAAACACCTGTCCTATGTGTCGAGCTGAGATTGTTCGTTGTTTTGTCCGTCGCCTTCCTACGCACGCTTAGGTTAAGCTAAATCTCAAGCTGGGTTGCAAAAAGTCGGTGCATTCCGTGTTTATTAAATCACAAGACACAGAATCTATTGTTTTTCCTATGTTCTTACTACAGTCTTGACATACTTCTGATACGTAGCCCCTATTTTGTTCAGCAAGAGTTTGAAGCCTCTTTTTAGTTTTTTCGAGTTTTTGTAGACTCTTTTGGATTTGCAGTTCAAAGAAAAGCTTGTCTTTACTATCCATTAAACTTTGTCGTATCCTTGCATAGTCTTGGATTTCATATGCATAGTTCTCTATTTTCTCAACGACATCCTTATTATTTGTCAGGTTCCTGACAGCTTTCATCAACTTTGATTTGGTGCTGCTTAAATCTTTATCAGCCTTTGCAATCGCAACCTCAACGTCTTCGTCTTTGGGTACAAAGCTCAACTCCTCGTTATATTTCGCACGTCTGTCACTCAGTATCTTAAAAAGCTGTATCATTAACTGCTTTCTGGGCAAGTAGGGAATACCGTCGATTAGCTCATACTCAATCGTGCGGACTTTGAAAATGTCCATAAAACGGATAATACACTTATCAAATCTAATACCAAACTGTACGCCGATTTCCCCAAATTTATCGACTTTTTCCGAAATTATCTTTACAGAAGGCAACTCCTCTTCGATCGATGTTTTGATATACGTCTCAAACTTTTTCTTATCCTTATCAGCCACGTCTATGTCCCAGTCTGGAGAACCGATATAATTTTCAGAGTAAGCGGGAGAGGCTGTATGAGCATCTACCGCTTTTCCTCCAATTACACAAAAACTAATCTTTTCTTTTCGATGCGCATTCTTTAAAAGTTTTGGAACGATTAGCATAGAAATTCTAAAGAATACTTCCCAGTTGTAGTCATTACAGTAAACTTCATCCATTTATGAAAACTGATTTTTTTAAAAAAATCTACAATGATAATTACTTCAACAATGCTTTCTGTTATCTCTTGGAACATCTTCGCAGACGTCAAGGATCTTGAATGGAGAACCGTCGAGATAGGACGGGTCATCAAGTCGCTATCACCCGACGTCGTATGTCTTCAGGAAGTTCTCTACATGACGTTCCTTGTTATAACAAACGTGCTCGACGAGTATGAATCTGTGTATGAGAACCCTTACGCAAACAACACATCCGGAAGGGCGTATGGAGAGATGATTCTTGTGAAAAAGACGAAGATTTCAGTCGTCGGCAAATTTTTCACACCGCTCGTGTCTTCTCAGGGTAGGGCAGCCACATTTGTCGACATTTTAACAAGCGATGGGAAGCGTGTGCGAATCTCAACTGCACACCTCGAGAGTGGGGTTGACAAAGAACACATAAGGGATAAACAGGTAGAGAAAATCGAACACTATGTTAAGGACGCTGAAAACTGGATTTGGGTAGGGGATTCAAACTATGAAACGCACAAGGACAAGTTTCAGTGCAACTTGACAACCTGGTACGAAAATCGTTTCTGGAAGGGTGAAAGAACTGCAAGTTATGACAAGGTTCTCACTAATCAAACCGTTAGGGAGATAAGTTTAGTTGGGGATTTCAAGGTTGGTGAAAAGTGGCTTTCCGACCACAACGGCATTTTTGTTCTTATCGAGTGATTCTTATCGAGTGATTTGATTAAAATTAAGATGATGCTAAAAGCGCGTCTCGCTCTGTTGTCCAGCTAATATAACCATCGCCGAATTGAGTAGAACCATACAAGTTGCTCACATTCTTACCTGAAAAAAATTTGTCATCTTCTAAACGCACCCCGCTGCCGGCGAACGTGTGCCGATTTTTGTACACGTTTAAAGCCTTTTCGTTTTCAGGGAATCCAAGCGATGCGTTGACCGCACGGGTCCATATTCCAGGACCTGTATAGTCGTGTACAAAATGTTCGTATGTCGTGTCAAAACCCGACCGAGCCTTTTCTACTATCAACTCGATAACCTTCTTTAGAATCGGATGTCTCGGTTCCGAAACTATCGTCCATTGACAGAAATGGGTGTCATTTTCTAATCCAATCAAGATGCGATTGTTAGAGTTGATACCCCATTCTTCTATGGGCCTTATGCTTAACGAATCGATATCTGAATACACACCTCCGTACACAAATAAGACACAATATCTCCACATATCTGCTTTCATAACACCCAGAGGGAGGCTGTTGAAAACTTCGACGATTTCATTTGAAAAATTTTTTCTCATAAACTCGTCAATTTCATTGTCATCCATAAAATTATAAGAATAATCTTTTTGGTTTTTCCAAGACGCTTGACATTCTATAGCTTTCTTTGGTAGTTTAGAACTCTTATATGTCTGCCATATAGTTTTGGGGATAACAAGTTCTCTGTTCGCCTTGATACAGAAGTATAAAAGCATACATATTAACACAAAAGTCAACGCAAAAGCTACAAGTAATTGGTTCATTTATGAATAAGTAAAATATTTTTACTTATCAAATAGGCTCGTTTTCGTTCACTTTGTTCCCATCATACCCATCATGTTGTTGAGCATACCCATCGCATTTGCAAGGTTGGGGTCTCCGTCTGCCTCACCCGAGATGTTACCAACCATCTTCTGTACAGATGAAAGCATCTTAGTCAAGTCGAGCTTCCCAGAAGAAATCCCGCTGTTCAAACTCGTTACAAGGTCTGGAATGAGGTTAGAGTTCATAAGCGACCCAATTGCTTCCTGAGGGTCTGAAACGTTTGGATTGACCTGTCCCTCAACCTTTGAGATAATCTTGTTGAGAAAATCCTCCTCCTCGCCTTCGCCGTCAAACTTCATCGCCGGAGGTGATGCCGGTACAATGGCAGAATTCTCCTTTGCCCTCTCCTTCAAGACATCTCGAGACTTGACACTGTTTCCTACAATCGCCGAAAGAGTCAATAGATGACGCCAAATCGTGTCTCGAGTCTCATCATCCATCTTTAGCCCCATAATTACGTTCATATCGATAAACACCTTGGGGGAGTAGGAGATGATGTTGGTAAACGGGGTCGTCTTATTCACAATATTGTCTTCGTTGTCGGTCAAGAATGTCTTGAAAGAGTTTATGTGCTTTTCAATCGCTTCTGTGTGTGCGGCGGTGGTCTTGTTTAGGAGACGCTCGTAGAGTGCAAGCGAGTGTACCTCATCTGCAAACACTTCTCCCAAATCATTAACAAAACTGGAAATTACGCGAAAGGTCTGGTTCGTCATTTAGATTTTGATTTATCTTATTTAAATCAAAATGTGAGAGTGATTGTTATAATTGATTTTTTTCTAAAATCTTTCAGTTTTGGTTATTTCAAGATGAATTCACTCCCCTTTTCTGGTTTTCGCGCAAGTTGCCTGTCGCCATCGGGCACACACCGTTTCTCGAGGGAGTGCCGGTTTGTTCTTTACGACGGAGTTGGACTTGCCGCCGACGATACCAGGTTGTGTCGAAAGCCCAGCTTTTACTGGCGCGAAAAGTCTCAGGTGTTGCCGTGCTGTACCGAACATTATCGGGATTACGTGGATGTCGCAAAGGTTTGGGACCCAAAACTTTTTCAACAACGACCGGTCGAGGAAACCAGGGGAAACGAGTGATTAAAGGACTCGTCTACTCGTCTATCAGCTTTTCAAACCAAACTTCGAATTCGTGACCAGGCCTTTTGTCTGATAAAAACTCGTTGGAGTTTTTGGTAAAAACATAATTCTTTACTAACAATTTTGAAATGAATCTTTGGTAGTCCTCAGGTTCATATGAAGAAATAAACTCCAATATCTCGTTTCTTTTCAAAAAAATAAAAGCAAGCTCGACGAAATCGAAGTTATCGCGCATTTTTTCGAGAGCTTTCCCGACCCTACCCCTCTGTTCTTCTTATCCATTTCCATAATATATTCGAATACCTTTGATCTCAAATATTTTCGAAAATAGGGATAAGAAGGCAATTCCTCGTCCCGTCTTTATTGATGCCGCCAGACAGCGCTATCTCCAGACCGAGATGACGAGGGGTAAATCTCGCTCTCAGGCTATGGCGGAGTACGATGTAATTGAGAGCAGTGAACTCGCCCGTCGCCGTACACTGCATAACAAGGTTTCTGAAAGGTTCGTCCGCGAGTCCCTTGCCGCAGGTGTTCCCCTGAAGCAGGCAATAGAAAACTACATGATGCTTCAGAACTACGAGGAAGGTGGTGATTTCGCTTATCAGGCTGGTGTACCTATGCACTTTAGACGGCCCAGACATCATTAATTAACTTATGACATTTTTCAGAGTGAGATGAATGTCATTCACCATAGAGTTCAACTTGGAGAAACGAGTAGACGAGTAATTTATAATCTGTCGGTGAGTTTAAGGTACCAAACGGGAATCCCTCTGTACTTCTCCGACAGAAAACCGTTGGTCTTGGTGAAATCGAGACTGTACTGAATCAGCCCCTCAACATAAAGACCAAAATTGTACTTGCGTAAGATGGATAAGAGCTGGTCTTTCTTGAGAAAGGCGAAAGCGAGTTCTACGTATTCCATGTTTCGCGACAGCGCCGATTTAAGAGTTTCATCATCAGTGTGGTCTCTGATGTGGTCTCTGAGTGCCTGTGAAAAAGTCAAGTACCCGTGAACATATTCTTGTGTTTGGACGAGCGCTAAGACCATCCCGTCTTTGATAGAGGAGAGTATGCGGACAATGGCATCTGAGTGCTGTTCAGAAAACTTTTGAATCAATACCAACTTGGCGCACAAACGTGCGGGTAATTGGCGGTAGGCGACAAGCTTCACTTCAATGGCGTCTTTGGCTGCGTCTTTGTAAAACTTGTTTTTTATCTGTGCGAATTTTTCTATTTCCTCAAACGTCATATGTTTGAGAATATCTATAACTACAAACTTGTCAAGTTTTTCCATTTATTTTATGTAAAAAAAATCTTAAAATAAATGAACAGATGCAAATCAAACTGTGTTTCCACAGGTAAGCGTTGCAAGAACAACGCCGTTCACCATGGTCATTGTGGTGTCCATAGCCGTGTTAATATGACTATGAGATTCAAAGACGAGTCGGGTGAACAGATCGATAATACAACCGAAGAGCTGAAAAGAGTTGTAGGTGTCTACCTCAGAAAGCTCAAAATAGCAATCGATAAGGTCGACCAAATGGAAGGAGAACCTCATAGACGTATCAACCAGCGTTTCAAGGCTCTTAGAAACAAATACTTTATAGGAGATTTTACTCCGAGTCTTATAGCCAACTCCAAGTTTCTCAAGGGCAACGACGCTGTCAGGTTCATTTCAAATCGGTTTCACATTACCCCTGGTCGTCTTATGCAGTTGTGTCACGAGATTCCCCACATTGAGGAAATCACTATAATGCAAATAATGTACTTGCTCAGTGCTCACTTCGGCAAAGATGCCCTGCGAATGTTCGCGGAGGAGGGTGTCGTTGTTTAAACCAAATGTAAACCATAGATTTTTTAAATATTTAAAAAATCTAACTTCTCCATTGTACGCCTTCATCAAATTTAATATTTTTTCAACAACACAACATTCTTTCCACCCTTGTACATCTCATAAGCCTTTTCGTATGAAACAAGAGGCTTGTTCAATCGTCTGTTGATGTAGTTGTGGAAGTCTACGTAAAACTTAAACACATCATCCCCACGCGCAAAGTTGTCTATCCGCGCTTTGTTTTCCTCTATAAAGGCTCTTGAGTGTTCCGAACACTCGGTGCAGGGAACAAGCTCTGGGATGCCTCGGATAAACGCGCGTATTCTGGAGGCGGAAATCGGACTCAATGTGTCGGGAAGATGTGCCGCACCGGTATGAAACGAGAACCAAAAAGCGGGGCCAAACACTTCTGGAGACTGGGTCAGAACGGTGTTGTCCTGTCGGATGTAATTTAAGTTCAAACCGGCGGCTACGGGCTTGACATTTTCAACAACCGTGTACGGTTTTGGAGAACAATAAGAGTTGAGATTGTGATAGCTCATTTATTCTATGATTTTTTTATTTAACTGTAAGTTTCAGACTCTACTCTACTTACACTTGTGGTAGGCGAGACGTACGTGAGAACGCTTACGGGAAGCGAGACGTACGTGGGAACGCTTACGAGACGTGAGACGGACGTGGGAACGCTTACGAGACGTGAGACGGACGTGGGAACGCTTACGAGACGCGAGGCGGACGTGAGAACGCTTAGCTACACTCTTTCGTACATTGAATCTTTGCTTCGGTATGGGTAAGTCTTTGGGCAAGCTCGGCATAATACCTGCACGAGCATTTCTGCGTTTTATGATAGCATCGATGCTGTTCGCCAAAGTGTTGTAGTCGTTGCACGCATCTTTCGGGATAGGGTGACCGATTTTCGCCAGAGCCTTGCATCGCTCGTAGGCAAGCTGGCATCTCGTTTTGTATGAGCTGGGTATGTTTCGTTTCCACTCCTCATCGTGAAAAGGGGTGTATCTGCGTTTTGAAAATGTATCACAAATTAAACTGTTTTCATCTTTCCAGGACATTTATTTTAGAGGATAAAATAAATGAGTAAAATAAATGGCTTTTAATTTTACTCATTCAACACCGGTAAGCGGAGAAGTTACCATAACTGGAAGCAGTGGAACTCCGACTCCTGGGTCAACTATAACTATTCCAAAGGAAGATGGGAGCGGAAATAATGTGATTGGGATAGCCAACAGCTCTTTCAACACTTTTAATAACCCGGTGTTTCAATCAGGTACATTCGAGTTGGGTATGATTACAGCGTCTTATTGAGACTGACAATGTAAACCTCTCGGATTATGGACATAACTATAAACACTGCCATAATCCTACCGCGGAGTAAAGAATTGATGTTAAAGTAATCGCAAAACCCTACCGATAGATAAACCGCGATAAAGAAATTTTGAAATACAAGGTTGAACCTGTAATCCTTGTAAATGTAGACCAGAATCGAACCTATGATTTTCCAGACGAATAATGATAGAACAAGTATCCGGTATTTCTCAAAAACATGGTAGAATTTATTACCCTTGTAAAGAACCGGAAGTAAACCGGTTAGAAAGCCCCAAGAATCCAAGAAGAGGTCGTATTTCAACTTGTGATGACCCTTGATATGCTCTGGTATAGAGCCGATAAAGAAATGGTGCGGGGATATGAGACCGTCTAAGACAAATTCATTCAACACCATTGCGATAAACGGGTGAAACACGGAGAAGATGATGGGCTGGAAAATACACCTGATTAGGATAAGCGTTTTGAACAGCACTTCATTCATTTATTCTTAAACTTGATTTTAATTTTAAGAAGTATAGGCACAAACAAAGTAAACAACGTATGTTTGGACCGCCACGTATCATTTACGAAGACAATGCACAGTTTAAGAAATCTCAAGAACAGTTTAATGAAGCACTCCGTAAACGACGACAACTACCTCAGATTCCACCGACTGTGGTTGTCGACCCTAAAGTGGTAGTAGCACCCCCAGAGCATAAGCCCGTAAAACCCAAAGCAAAGTTGCGTCAGAAACTTCCCGCGACCGTCCGCAGAATCGTTTGGAACACATACATCGGTTCTGAAGTTTCGAGCGGAAAGTGCTTTTGTTGCAATTTTGAAACCATCACGGTGTCGAACTTTGAATGCGGTCACATCGTCTCACACAAAGATGGTGGGGGTGCTACGATTCAAAACCTTCGACCGATTTGTTCGTTCTGCAATCGGTCTATCGGAAAGCGTAATATGGAGGAGTTTATGCGACAGTACGGAATCACTAAGCGAGATGATTGGGATGGAAAGAGTGAAAATTAATTTTCTAACAGAAAGCGAAAATTGATTTATTGCATTAAAGTCTGCTTGATAGAAGTATTCACACAACTTTGTTCAAATGAGTGCATCACTAATTGGAAAAGGTCGACAGGATTTCTTCCGATACTATCAACAAGATTGTTACGAAAAACTTCACGAAGCACGAATCCAAGGGGAGAAAAAATGTCTATCGTTGATGTTTTGTGGAACTGGTAAGACTCGCGTGTTCTACACCTTTATGCTTGACTTTGGTTTGTCGGTCGGTGTATTCCCAACTCTTGCTCTTGCCGACCAGTTTGTCTCTGATTACATCGAGAACGCGAACATCGGTTGTAAGCAATTCGAATTCTCCCATCTTCGAATTTGTAGTGACGACGGAGCGCACACGACAACAAGTCCTGAACAAATTACAAAGTTTTTAAAGAAAAATGGAAAGAAAATTATAGCAGTAACGTATGCATCTCTCCAGACACTTTTTGACTGTATGAAAGAGCTTGACATCAAGGCTGACACAGTCATTTACGACGAAGCGCATCATGTCATTGGAAAGGAGTGTCAGAGACTGGTATTTAACAAGGACGCGCCTGTTGAGTTTCAAGCCTTTTTCACGGCAACTTATTTGAACAGCAACGGCATTGTTATGTTCAAAGTCAACGAAGATGATGAACGCCCTACCGATTGTGGACCTTGTGTGTTTCGTTACTCCCTTCAACAAGCCATAGAAGACGGGTATTGTCAAGACTTTGAGTTTTGTGTTTTTCTTTCCCAGTGCGATGATATTGAACATGAAACTGAACAGGAAAAGTTGAGCCGAATGCTTGGGCTCATAGCGAATGCTATCGTGACCAACGACTGTAGCCGTGTCATCATCAATCATGCTTTTAGCGAGGCTGAAGACGATGTAAAGACAAGTGTTCGCACATTTGCCACAGAGGAAAACGAAAAAATTTTAATCTCTGAAATCAAGAAATTAAAGAATGACAAAAAGGTAGTGTACAATGGAATTAGTGCAAAGCATAAAAACAGAGGAGAAATCATAAAATCATTCAATGAAGAAAACGGTGATGAAATCCATATCATTTCACAGTGTAGGATTTTTGCAGAGGGTATCGATACACGTCATGCAGACATGACCGTGTTCATTGACGAGAAGAGTGCGTGTCACGTGATCATCCAAACCATCGGTCGCATCACTCGGAAGAAATCAAGTAACAAAAAAGGAGTGGTACTTCTTCCAGTTACTGTTGATAAGACAAAAATGGAGATGGCGAAGACAAAAGAGGAGAGAGATAGTGTCATTCGCGATTGTGTTAATGAAGAGCGAAACTTCAACCCCATTTTGAACGTGATGACTGCTCTGCGCGAAGAAGACCCGGAGTATTACGACATGTGTTTGAAGTATCCATGTATGTTCTCCCCAAAGGAGATTGAGAAGAAAATCGCTGAGAGTAATAAGAGGCTTGGGGAAAAGGGGAATTTGAAAAAAGCAATCGAGAGTCTTCTCGGAGAGGAAGTGAAGGAATTGGAAGATGGGGAAGAAGACTTGGAGAAAGTTGCAAATGCAGTTCAGAGACCGATTCGAGTTGTCACTCAAAATATGGAGGATGGAAAGACGTTTGAGAACTATGGTAAAGAGTTTGACGATGAAGATGTGTTAGAGGTGTTTAGAAATAGTAACGGACAGTATCAACCGATTACGAAAAAGGAAGGGGTGAAGAAAGCTAAGGAAATCGAGAGGCCGACTCGCGAACCCTTCAAAAACCGCATCAAGATCCAGAGCGATAGTGACTTCAAGATTTTGTACGATATCGATAAGATTCGAAAGAGCTTGACAGGGGGTTTGATAGCAAGTTTGAAGAGTGAGATGTATGTCTGTAGGGAGGAAAAGGTTATGGAAAAGGCTAGAGCGTACGTTGAATGGTATAATGACGAAAAGAAACTTCCAAATTCGGAATCGGCTGACATAAAGGAATTCTCTCTCGGCAAATGGATGATTCACTATAAAATTAATGTAAATCATCCGGAAAAACCGGGCAGGGTTTACAAAAGTGTAAACGAGTACCTCGATAAGAATCTACCTGATTGGAATGCTTCCAATGAAAAAACTTCTAACGATACAGCACGGAAATTTATTTCTGATCCAAAAGATGAAAAAGCAAAAAGGTGGTTTAATCAATACAAAGGAAAAGTCATCTTGAAAAACGGTCATTCGACAATGACTGAATATCAATCAACTAATGATATTTTAGACGAGTTTATTCCCAATTGGCGGATTGTCAAGTTCGATGAAGACGAAACGAAAAGTAACGATCGTGCGATACAATGGGTTGAGTTTTACAAAAAATGGGGTAAAAAACCATCACATCATGCTAAAGACAGACTTGAAAATTTAGCAGATGAAGAAAAACAAAAAAGAATAAATGAAGCGATGTTGGGAGATTGGTTGCAAAATTTAGAAAAGGCAATGAAAGGAAAGGTACAAACAAAAATATATCAAAGTACCAAGAAAATTTTAATTGATGGGTGCTCTGAATTGAAAGAGAGGTTTGAAAAAATCACTGTTAAAGACGAAAAAAGGTGTAATGCAGTTTGTAAAGGTGGAACAAAGGGAAATTGTACACTTCTTAAGACATTGTGTAAAACTCACGACAAATCAACTGAAAAATTCAAATTTGAAAAACCTTTTGTTCCAAATACTTGCGGTTTTGTTGCGTCAAAGGGTCCCAAGAAAGAAGTCCAATGTGGGAAATCTTTAATTGAAGGATATAATTATTGTAGGCAGCACAAAAAAAAATATAAAAGTTTTACATCTCAAACTCTCGACAAAAATTCGGATGAGAGTAGTCAAACAAGCAAATTCATATTCATATCTAAATGTGACAAGTGTGGTGAAGAGTATGAAACAATACACGACGATACTTTATGTACTTCTTGTCAGTCAAAAACTTCATCCTCAAATCGTCCGCCGCCACCCGTGAAGAGCTTGGATGAATGTCTCGACAAAGTTCGAGCTATGTCAGCCGAAGAGAAAGAAGAGAAGTTGGCGAAAAAACTCCACCAAGAGCAACAAGGATATCGACCCGAGACGAAAAAGAATGACATCGATAAACGCGAAGCCAATTCGCTATTTTCCGAGCGTTCTAAGAACAAGGTCGGAAACGCTCTCATTCTCGACTCTTCAAACTTCCTCACAACGCAATCGCTTATCAAGGTCGGTTACGAACGAGACCAAATCTTTATCGCTCAGTATGACCGTCAAGAATACGAACTTCAAAAGTCGAAACATAGTCGCGTCTTTCATCAGTCTCTCAATCAACATCTTTCTGACTCTGAGGATGCCAAGTTTTCAACAGCTTGGTTTGACTACACGTGTACATTTGGCGGGAACGATGGGTGTCGTCCAGAGTCTGACATACAACTCTACTTTTCTCGGAGATTTCCGGATGACGAGTCGACTTTTGCGGTGACCTTTAGCAAACGTGAGAAAACCGACTGCTTGGTAAACACAGTCAAATCGAAGATTTCGAGTATCGCAAAGAAAAATGGTTATGCACTCACTGATGAAGTCCTTTTTGAGTATGGTAATATGTTCTTTTTTATGTGGGAGGTTGTCGAGAGGAAGAGGTAAGGTGCAAATTTAAAAACTGATTAAAAACTTTTTAATCATAGAAAAAAATTATGTAGACAAAACTAATTTTTTTCACAAACAAACTTCTGCAAATTTCTTTCTTAAAACTTTTCTTTCGTATAAATCAATCGACACAATTTTACCAATTTTCCCAAAATGAACCCACATTTTGGGAAATGACCCATACTTTGTTTTTCAAATTGCCAAGACTTTCTTTTCTAAACAGGGCACATTAGTATCCAACAAGGGAACGACCAAGCTCGGTGAGAACAACTCGCTCGTCAACACTCTGAATATCAGGCAACTGTTTTCCATAGGTTTGTGGCTTCAAACCAAAGAGCTTGCACTTGTAGGGCATATGTGTTGTCATTCGTCCATTCTCGAAAGCGGAGATGCGTTTCTTCAAAACACTCGCAGTCGTCATCGTCTTGGGCGTCATACAAACATAGACGACGTGTCGGTAGTTCTTCGAGGTTCGTTTCTTCAAGGGTCCTTGACCACAATGAATGGTGCGAGAGTCCCACAGCACCATATCTCCCGCACGGCACTTGATGCTGACGCGATGACACCCTTTCTCTTTGTACCAAGCTTCCTCGTCATCTTTCAGCTTGTGCCACTCGCCGCTCCCGGGAGTTTTGAGCACCGTTTGGGCGAACTCCTTGTGCAGTTTGTGGCTGCCCTCGAGAATCGCGAGAGTAGCATCTCCGTCCACAACATCGAAACCGGTCACCCAGCCTTGATAGCACTCGAGGTCACTACGGCGAAAGGACTGGTCGCAGTGCATCCAATCGCGGAGGTGATAACCCTTGCGGGTGTTCATAATCTCGGGAGGGATTGAAAAGGAGAGTGCGTCAAAACTGGTGTGAAGGTCGGTAGGGTTGCAAGACCACACTTTGGCAAAGACATCAACGACATTTGGGTTTTGACGAATGTCCCAAACGTACTGAGAGTGTCCGACACCAAAGTACTGCATCAGCATACCGTGACTGGCTGAGAGCTGATGCACGCTTGTGTAGGTCTCGGGTTTAACGCGGTCAATCGGAACGTCGAGCTTCGCGGTGAGCTTTTCGAGGGTAGACCAAGCACCGTCGTTCATGGCTTTGACGCGAGCTTCGTCAAGTACTGCTGGAATGACAGCGACACCATACTTCTCGAGTGTCGCGCGCGCAGTCTCTGATGTCGCAAGGTACTTCTCGTACTCGTAGGTTGTCATAGTGAAATAATGTTTCAGAAAAAGTTATTTCAAAAAATTCAATTTTTTACGAGAATGTACGAATTTAATCTTAATTTGGAAAATGATTTTTTCAAACATATTTCTCAACTCTAATAACTTCACTATGTATAAAATGTCCTCTAAGTTCTCTTGCGCAGTTGACGACAACAACGCCCCAGTCGTCGAGGAGTGCATCAAGACCGAAACTCCTCACGCGGTCAAGGAAGCCATGACATACGCGTGTGCGTGTGGCTTTGTCGATGTGGCGCGGTGCATCATCAACAGTGGGGTTCTCGATTTGACCTTCACTGAAGAGTACTCGCCTCTGTGTCTGGCCTCCCGAAATGGCCACCTCGAGGTCGTAAAACTCTTCTTCGAGAACCCCGCCACCGTCTTCCCCTACGAGCACCTTGCCTTAGCCATTCAGTGGGCCGCGGGTGAAGGAGAACTCGAAATCCTCAAGTTTCTCAAGTCTCGTGGAGGAGACATTCATTACAACGAGGAGTCGGCTCTGTGCTGCGCGGTTCGCTTCGGACATGTCGAAGTCGTCAAGTTTCTCTTAGAAAACGAAGCAGACGTGACTGTCAACGACAATTACTGCATTTGCCATGCTCCTTTGTCCAACAGCTGCGAAATTCTTCGCCTTGTGATTGAAAATGGAGGGGATGTACATGCCGACGAAGAAAAGGCCCTGGTCCATGCGGCGGGGTTGGGTCACTTGGATATGGTCAAGCTCCTCATCCTACACGGAGCAGACGCGCACAAAGTGTACGACGATGCTATCCGCAGGACTCAGATTTACCTAACCCCGTCCCGTAACGCAGTCGCGACATACTTGCGGTCGGTAGTGAAGTCGCAGTAGGAGAGTGTAAGAGAATGTTTTGCATTACTTTTAATACAAAACGCTAACGCAAAGTGTTTAACACCAACTTTTCAAGAGTATCTAACCTCTTGTTAAGGTCGTCTACCTTCTTCCGCAATGACAAAATCTCCTCTTTACTTTCTTGTAATTCAACATTTAACTCTGTGATTGTTTTGTCGCACCTATTTCGTATTTCTCTTTCCAAAATCTTTTCACAGGAGCTACACATCTTACCCACTTGTAACCCCCATCGTATTTCCTCCGAATAACAGAAGGGTCTACAATCATCAATGTCCCAGCTGAGGTCTACTGTATGCCATGTATCTATCAAAAGATTTTCCTTTTCTAAGCAATTCGCATTTAGTTTGTCGGCTATTTGTTGTAAGTCCATCTTCAACGTTTATTAAGACACATCCTTATTTAATTCATTTTGTGTTATACTCGGTCGCAACAACTTCATGTCATCGAGTTTGAAAACTGATTTATTTTTAAAGCTCACGGCACAGAAGACACTTTTAAAACAAGATGTCCAACTTCGTGTTTGTGTTTGAAAGCGAGGATTTTGGAACGTTTCAAGAGGAACACGCCGAGTACGCCTGTTGCGCGTTTGTGATGACCAAAGGTACACGGGCGGGTCAACTATGCGGGAAGATTGCAAGCTACTCGGGATATTTGGGTTGCATCATTCCTGCGTGTACAACACACTCGTATAAGTATGAGTGCGAGATGCACCGTTTGGTCAACGCTTACGCGGCAGAACAGCAAACCCCTGTGTACGGCGTTGACCCTTGCCAACAAAAAAAATCTTTTTTCAAACTCGATGACATCCCCAAAGCGATAGAGCGCAGTACTGAATGCGTTGTCTGTCTTGAAAACGAGAACCCTCTTCTACTCCCGTGTGGGCATACAACGTGTTTCACGTGTGTGACCTGCCTTGAAAAAACCGAATGTCCTATGTGCAGAGCCGAGTTCAAATACGAACTCCTTCGCAAATTATAATTTACACAGCGGTCTTGTTGATTTTAATCCTCTCCATAGTCACGCTTTCTTTACCAACGCTTTTAATCCTCTCTGCAAGCTCCTCAGCGTGATGGACTCCGTTTTCGCGCAGAAGAGCTATGAGTTCTTCTTCTCGGGCTTTTTTGTTTTTTGAAATCTTTTTATCCTTTCTCTCTATCAAAATCACATCGCCGTTGTATCTAACACCCGGCAAGTTTTTTTCGTTGAGGTAAGACGTAATAGAGGCTTCGATACTCTTCTTTTTATCTCTCAGTTTCCTTAGCGATTCCGTATTTCGACGAATCTCAGCATTGATTCCAGCGAGTTCTTCGAATTCTGCTTTTATACTTGACATTTGTTTAATCAGAAAAATTTTTTTAAGTCGTGATAAATCGTGTTAAAGAAAACTTCTTAACATAAAATGAAACACATAAAAAATTATAATGATTTGAAGGAACTCATCGAGAAGAATGAGGTTGTCATCGTCGACTTTTATACATCTTGGTGCGGACCGTGCAAGACCATTGCTCCGTTTTTTGAGAAGCTCTCAAAGGAGTACCCTCAAATTGCGGTTGCCAAGTGTGATTGCGAGAACTCGGAGGATGTATCGGACGGATTTGGTGTAAAGGCCATTCCAACCTTTATCAAGTTTGTCAATGGAAAGCGTGATACAGTTGTGAACGGGTGTGATAAGACAAAGATTCTGGAGCTGTTTAATGGTCTCTAATAGAGTTTAAAGATAAAAAAAGCTATATAAAATCCCGTGTGGTCTAATGGTTTATGATACTCGGTTTTCACCCGAGCGATCCGGGTTCGATTCCCGGCATGGGAGGTCTTTTTATGTTCTTGCGAACATAAAAAGCATCGGTTGCTATGTAATTAATTAATCTCTTACACAAATAAATGCCCCCTTGTAAACAGGACTGCAAAAAACAACGTAAGATTTGTAATGAAACCACCGGTAGATGTATCGAAAAAAATGGGAAAGTCGCTCAACGCGTTTTTGGAAAGAGAGACTGTAAAGAAGACTGTGAACGTGTCGGAAAAGTCTGCAATAAGACAACAGGGAACTGCAACAAAGTCAAGTTAGTAAAGAAGAAGCCTGTCTCCCCACCCAAGCCAAAGATTGATAAAGAGTTGGAGATGTTCCTTGACATCGAAGGATACTTCGAAAGAGCTGATGTTCAAGTGTTAAGTCTCGACAAACTCAAGAAATTTAGAGAAGAGATAATCAGTAAGAGCAAGATTCGAGAAGCCCGGCTCGTCGTTGATTGGAGTTCTCTCACAAAAGCGTTTAAAAGTGTTGGAAAAAAGATGGGAGTTGATGTCAAAAAGTTTGATGAAGCAACAAGAGATTTTATACTAATACGTATGACACTTGAAGAATTGAAAGAAAAAGTTGTTTTATATTAAACAATGTCGTGCACTCAAATTACGCTAAAGGGTACAATGTGTAAAAACAAAATAAAATCGAATAATTTGTGTTGGCTTCATCTCGCGAAGCAAGCTAATCCTGTAAAGCCACCCGCACCGAAACCCGCACCAAAAGCACCGAAACCCGCAGCGAAACCCCCTAAACCTGCACCGAAACCCGCACCGAAACCCGCAGCGAAACCCG